CTGGACCTACAGGATGGACTGGACCTGGTATAACTGGACCAACTGGTCCAGTAACTACCACTGTTCCAATTGTAGCAGTTTCTGCTTTAAACATCGATTGTTCAACTGGTAGTTATTTTACTAAAACTATTGCCTCTGATAGTACTTTTACTTTTTCTAATGCACCGTCGAGTGTTGCATATTCGTTTACTCTAGAACTGACTCATAATTCGGGAAATATTACATGGCCTACTTCGGTTGTTTGGCCAGGAAGTTCATCACCACAATTAACAACAGGAAAAATACATCTTTTTATGTTTGTTACTTCAAATTCTGGAACAATTTGGAGAGCATCATCATTAATAAACTATGCAAGTTAAAGGTAGATAGATGGATATTGTTTCTAAAAGATTGTTAAATTCTACTGGATCTCCTGCAGAATATTGGACTTATATTGGATCAACATCAAGCGGTGGAATAATAGCATCAGTTCCTTTTACAATAAATTTTCCAACTGGAACTCGATCAGGTGATACTGTAGTTTTAATTGAAATGTGTAATGCTCAAAGTGTTCCCCTAAACTCTGGATGGTCTAACGCAGTTTCTCCTTGGGTTGATGTTTTAGTTAATATTTCTTCTTCTTCAAATCATTATGTATCAGTAAAAGTATTACCAACAGTAACATCACAAACATCAATTACATATAGTGATACTTCTACTCCAGCAGGATGTGTTTTTATGTATACGTTTAGGCCTTTTAACTTTAATCCTTCTAACTATACAACTATACCATTAATTAACGACATATCAACTTATACTCTTTCTGGTTACTCTAATTCTCCTCAACAACCTACTTTAGTAACAAATAGCAATCAAAATTATATTATAACATTTGCATCTGGTAGCGAAACTGGTAATCTTAACACAACAGGACCTGGAGTATTTTCAAACAATCTTAATATAACTGATTCTACAAATAATGGAGAATATGCTACATCTATAACCTTACAAAAATATTCAGGTACAATCTCACCTGGAAATCTTACAAATGGACAAATTCTTTTCCCAATTTTAGGAACTATATCACTAAGGGCAGGAAAAAATGTATTAGGGAGTAGTGTTCAATTTTCTGCATCTAATGTTTATTTAGGAGGATTGATTACACAAAGTTCTACAATTACCATATACACAGAATCCTCTGATCCTATTAATATTACTATAAGTGGTGGCAATAATTCTCAGTTTCAAATTAACGGAGGATCGTGGGTTACATCGGGAAAAATTACTAATGGAAGTACATTAACATTACAACAAACATCAGTAACTGGAACTTTAGGAACAACAGTGAGCTCAACAGCTACAGTAACAATAGGATCGATTAGTAGTAATTGGACTTTAAATACCGTTAGAGGAATTGTTCTCAAAGGAACTACTACTGCTGATGTAAGTCAAACTATAGTTGTACCTACTGGACTAACATCTATGTCTGTTGTCGGAACAGGAGGTGGTGGTGGTGGTGGCGCTCCGGAAGGTGCTAGTCCATTTTATAGTGGCGGCGGCGGCGGAGGTGGTGCAATGTCTATTACACCGTCACTTTCTGTTTCGGCAGGGCAAACTTTAGTTATAACAGCCGGTAGAGGTGGTAGTAATGCAGGTAGCGTTAAGGCAGCAGGCGGTAATGGTGGCAATAGCACAATCGTTATTAATGGAACAACTGTTTGGAAAGCTGAAGGAGGAAAAGGCGGAGCCGGCGGAAATAGTCTTAATCCTGTTGGAACTGGTCTAGGAGGTGTTGGAGGTGCCGCAGCTAATTCTATAGGAACTACAACAAATTCTGGCGGTAACGGCGGCTACGGCGGAAACGGTAGACCATGGAATAGTGGTAGCAATGTTGGAGGCGGTGGAGCAGGCGGGTATACTGGTGCTGGTGGAGCAGGCGGAAACCAGTTAGTATATACAGGACAACCTAGTAACATTATACAACCTGGATCAGCAGGCTCTGGGGGTGCTGCAGGAGGTGGAGCAGGATCAGCTCAAGCAGGATGCGGAGGCGGCGGCACAGGAGTTAGCGGTGCCGGTGCTAGTGGATCTGGGTCAACTGGAACTTATAGTCCTAACAATGTAGGTTCTCCAGACGCATATGCTACATCTGGTGGTAGTTATGCAGGAGGAACATCTGGCGGCGGAGGCTGCGGCAATAATCTTGCATCAAATTATGGTGGTCCAGGTGTTGTTAGATTAGTGTGGTAAAAGGAAAAATATTATGTATGCTAAAATTATAAACAATAAGGTAGTTGAATATCCAATTACAGAAGAACAAATTATAGAAGAATTTCCAAATACATCATTTTCTTCTCCGTTTATTCCTATTGATCCATATGTTCAAGTTTGGCCGACTGTTCCTAATAGCGTTCCGTATGATAAAAATGTGATAGAATCTATACCAGTTTATGATAATAATAAATGGGTGCAATCTTGGATCATTACTGATATGTCTGACGAAACAAAATCTATTAAATTGGATCAGATTAAAAAACAGAAGATTTTAGAACTTGCTAGTATTAGAAGGTCAAAAGAATATAACGGTAAAGTTGTAGTTGATAATCACGGATACTATACAGACTCAAATAGTCAAAGTAAATATATTAGTGCTATAATTTCTTTACAAAATAACTCAGAGTTGAATATTAATTGGAAAACCGCTGAGGGAGATTTTGTTCCTCTATCTTTAGAAGATCTCATCAAAATTAATAACGCTGTAAGAGAGTTTATTCAACGTCTTTTTGATGTTGAATTTACATTATCTAATAAAATTAACAGTTTAACAGACGGCGACATGATTAATAAAATTGACCTAGAATCTAACTGGTAATTCTCCACCTAACAAAACCTCATTCTAATAAATTAAATAAACTAAATATACATAATCAGGACTACAAAAATGTCAACAACTATAAGACTTAGAAGAGATACATCAACAAGTTGGAGTACTAATAATCCAATTCTTGCCCTAGGCGAACCAGGAATAGAAATCGATACTCATAGAATTAAGATAGGTGATGGTGTAACTCATTGGAATGATTTATTATATATTATTGACTATCTTTTGCCGCCAGCAACTACAGTACAACAGGGTGGTGTTATTATTCCAGCAGTTGCTACAAGTGGTATTACTAATTCAAATGGTACTATTGGTCTTGCTACAGCAAGCACAACACAACTCGGTGGTGTTATTGTTCCAGCAGTTGCTACAAGTGGTATTACTAATTCAAATGGTACTATTAGTCTTGCTGTAGCATCAACAACACAACTTGGTGGTGTTATTGTTCCAGCAGTCGCTACAAGCGGTATTACCAATTCAAATGGTACTATTGGTCTTGCTATAGCATCAACAACACAACTTGGTGGTGTTCAAGTAGATAACTCAACTATCACAATTAATAATGGTATTATTAGTGCAGTACAATATTCATTACCACCAGCGGTTACATTTACACAAATTACTAGAAGTGGAAATGCATCAGCAACAGCATGGACTACAAGCGGTATCGGAATAAAATCATCATCGTCAATATTTACTGATACATCTAGTACTAGTACTGTACCTATAACAGCAATTAATGCATTTTCTCAACATACATTAGCATCTACAAACACAATAACAGTAACAGATGCTGCTACTCTTTATATTGCAGGTGGTCCTATTGCTGGAACTAATACAACTATTACAAATAATGATGCTCTTTATGTAGCAGCAGGAACTACTAAGTTATTAGGTCCTGTATCTATAACTGGATCTAATGTAAGTACAACTATTAGTCCATCGGGAACAGGTAATGTTAACATTAGTCCATCGGGAACAGGTAATGTTACTATCAGTTCTTCAGGAACAGGAATAGTGTCAATTAATTCCAACTCTGTTGGTACAATAGATAATATGACTATCGGTGGTACAACTCAGGCCACTGGATCTTTTACAAAAATAACAACACCTCAATTTGTTAGATCTGGTAGTCTTTCAGCACCAGCATGGACTACAAGCGGTGTTGCTCACCAATCTGTTTCAGGATCAACATTTACGGATACTTCAAGTACAGGTACTGTAGCAATTTCGGCAATTAATGGATTTAATACACAAACACTAGCATCTACCAATACAATAACTGTTACTGATGCTGCTACCATTTATATCGGTGGTGCTCCTAGTGCTGGAACTAACACTACAATCACTAATAGAAATTCTCTCTATGTAGCAAGTGGTATATCAAGATTTTTAGGTGCTGTAACTATTAATGGATCTAACGTAAATACAACCATTTCACCAACAGGTACAGGTACAGTTACAATAAATCCAGCAACATTAAGTTCAATGGACAATGTTACAATTGGTGCTAATACTGCTGCCGGTGGAGCATTTACAACATTAACAACATCTACAACTATTTCTTCAACTGATAATAGTACTCAGGCGGCAACAACATCATTTGTTAGAAATCAAGGAGGATTTAAACAGGTTTCTGTAATTACTGCAAACGGAACTTGGACTATACCAACAGGTATTACAAAGGCCAAATTTACAGTTATTGGCGGCGGCGCAGGTGGCGGCGGCGCGGCCTCTAATGCTGGAAGCGGAGGTGGAGCAGGTGCAGTTGCTATTAAATGGTTAACAGGATTAACTCCAGGTAATACAATTACAGTTACAGTTGGTGGAGTTGCATCAGCAACATCTATAGCAAGTGGTACACAGACTATCTCTACAGTCACAGCAGGTGCTGGCACACTAGGTACAACAACTGTTTATAGTAGCGCAGGTAGTGTAGCAGCAGGTGGTGCTGGTGGTACTGCATCTGGAGGAGATATTAACTTCTCTGGTGGAGCAGGGGGGCAAGCAATATCAACATCTACTACAATCACTGGAGCAATCTCCGGTGCAGGCGGAAGTACTGTTGGGTGGGGTGTTGGCGGAACTAGCGTAGGTGCTGCTACAAGTGCAGGTGTTGCTGGCAATGGATATGGTGCAGGCGGTAGCGGTTCTATTAATAGTACCAGTCCAGGCGTTGGAGTTACGGGCGCTATTATAATCGAATACTAATATTTAGATTGACAAGAATCATTTTTTAATGTAAATTTTAGTATGATCATTGGAATTTGTGGACTTATTAGCAGCGGCAAAGGTACTGTTGCAGATCTTCTTGTAGATGAATATGGCTTTAAAAAGCTCAGTTTTGCTGATTCTCTAAAAGACGGTGTAGCAGCAATGTTTGATTGGCCAAGAAATCTTCTCGAAGGCGATACTGAAGAAAGTCGCGAATGGAGAGAAATTCCAGATACTTTTTGGACTAATGAAATTGGTAAAGAAATTACTCCAAGACTAGTTTTACAACTTGTTGGCACTGAGTGTATGAGAGATGGATTTTTTGATGGTATTTGGGTTAGTTTTGTTAAAAAGAAATTAATAAGATTTCCGCAGCAAAAATGGGTTATTCCTGATACAAGATTTCCAAATGAAATAGATATGATAAGATCAGTAGGTGGACAAATTTGGCGTGTTAAAAGAGGAATTGATCCAGATTGGGTTAATTCTTTTATTAACGAAAATATAGAACCACCAGATGTGCATCCTAGTGAGTTTAAATGGATTAAATCGAGATTTGATCAAGTTATAGAAAATGAAGGAACTATTGACGATCTTAGAAATCAGATCTTAAGTCTCCTTTAAGAATAGTAATTTTACTAGTTTTATTAAATGATATTTCACAATTGAGACAAACTGTTCTATATTTTTCTTGAAATGTTATTACATTTAATTGTTCTTGATATTTGGCAACAAAACCACAACTTTCACATTTAAATTTTTTCTTATATCCATCTTGCTGCCATTGAGGTTTTATATTTTTACGTTTTTCTATTATACATGGATCACATAAGCGCCTGTAAAAAGTCTTTTCATCCTTTTTATAATTAATTGCTTTAGGATTTTTGCCGCATCGTTCGCACAATTCTCTCATACCATATTTATGGCACCTTTAGACACCTTTAGTCTTATTAATTGATACCTTTATGATACCTTTATCGGTATTGTAACTACGTTTTTTATGACCCTACGACTAAATATTACTAAGAAGTCTGTAATAACACAGGAGATTAAAAATGACATTAAATTCACCCGGCGTAGAGGTGCAAGTAATTGACGAAAGTTTTTACGTTCCAAATGGCCCATCTACAACTCCACTCATTGTAGTAGCATCTGCCTCAAATAAACCAAATGGCAGCAAAACAGGCATTGCACCTGGAACGCTCGATGCGAATGCCGGAAAACTTTGGCTAATAACTAGTCAGAGAGATTTAGTTTCTACATTTGGTACTCCTCTTTTTTATCAAGATCCAGATTCAAATCCAATACACGGTGGCGAACTTAATGAATATGGTTTACAAGCAGCATATAGTTTCTTAGGAATTGCTAATTCAGCATATGTTATTCGTGCAGATATTGATCTTACTCAACTTGTTGCACAGTACGAAGAGCCAGGTGCTTATCCAAATTCCGGAACATACTGGTTAGATACAGCAAATACTAGACTTGGTATCTTCCAATGGGACGGTGACCGTTCAACTGTTCCTGGTGGACAAAAGTTTACAAATCAAATTCCAATGATCATTACAGATCCAACAATGCTTGATTATTCTAATGCAGAACTTACTTATAGTCCACCATTAGGATCAATTGGTTCTGCAGGAGAATATGCACTTGTTTCAGTAACTAATATTAATAGACTATTCTTTAAAAATCGTGCAGGAACTTGGGTTGAAGTTGGTTCTAACGATTGGGCTGCAAGTTGGCCAACAATTAAAGGATCAAAAGTAAATCCATCTGTTGTAAGTGGTAGCAGCATGATTATTAATGGTGTTGAAGTTCAGGCGAATTCAACTTTACTCACTGATTTAGCTGATCGAATCACCAATGCAGGTATTAGAGGTGTAAGTGCAGCAGTAGTTGATTATCAGTTAGAAATTTACGGCAACGGTGCTGTTGACAGTCCTCAATTAGACAGTACTCAATCAAATGCTATTGTTATTGCAGCAGGTACTGGAAACTTAGTATCACTTTCACAAAGCGATAGTAGTGTAGGTATTGCTATAGGAACATATTATGGTCCTTATATGCAAATTAGTCCACATACAACTGTTCCTCGCTTTAAATCAAGTGATCCTGCTCCTCGTCCAACAGGTTCTGTATGGATTAAAACAACAGATGTTAATTTAGGCGCTCGTTGGAGAGTTAAAGTATGGAATAGTAATACAGAAGCATGGGATCCAGTAGCAGCACCTTTATATTCAAGTGTTGAAGATGCAACATTCGAATTAGACGGAGTAGGCGGCGGAAAGAATCTTGCAACAGGAACAGTTTTTGTACAATATGACTTTGATGAAAGTTATGATATTGGAACAATGCCACGTGTTGCAGATTTTAAAATTTGGAGAAGAACAGTTCCTTCCCCAACACAGATTGTATCAGTTCCTATTACAGCATCTACATTTATTAATGGTACTCAATATAAGTTCTTACTTGCTGAAACACAAGCAGGTGTTCCGGGATTACAAGCATTTAAAACAATTGAATTTACAGCACACGGTGCTCCACAAGATTCTCAGTTTTTTGCCAATGCAATTAATTCTGCAGGCTCTGTAATAGTTAACGGACAATCACAGGGTGCTTTTAAATATATTGTAGCAACTGTTGATTCTTATAACAGAGTAGTTATTACTCATAAAATTGGTGGAGACATGAGATTAAGAGAAGGTCTTAATACTCCTTTACTTCATATAGGCTTCACACCTTGGAATAACAGTACAGCACTAGGAACAGCAAATCTATACCAAGATCCAAACGATCCTATTGTTGGAACACCAATTCCGGGTATTATTCCAACAGAATACTATCCTACAAACTGGTTTATTGCTACAAATTGGAAGCCACTAATTTATACTGCTAGTGATATGGCTCCACAGAATTTACCTGCAAACGGTCGTTTATGGTATAATTCAATACTAGATCAAGTTGATATAATGATTCACAATGGTCTAAAATGGGTAGGTTATTTGGATCATACATCACCTTACTATAATATTGATCCTGATTTCCAAACAGATCCTAATGGTCCAATTATTATGTCAACAAAGCCAACTACACAAAGTGATGGATCTACATTAAGAAATGGTGATATTTGGATTGATACTAGCGATCTTGAGCATTATCCATCAATGTATAGATGGGATGGATTTAATTTAGTTTGGACACCTGTTGATAATACAGATCAAACAACTGAACTTGGTATTGTATTTGCTGATGCAAGATATAATACATCAGGAGCAAATAGTAATTTACCAGGGGCAATTACTGATCTCTTAACAAGTAACTTTGTTGATTTTGATGCTCCAGATCCTTTACTTTATCCACGTGGAATAATGTTATTCAATACACGTAGAAGTGGATTTAATGTTAAGAAATTTTCTCTTAATCACATTAATCCTAATACAGATAACATTCGTTTTTACGGTGAGAGCATGGATACTTATTACCCACATCGTTGGGTCAATGCAAGTGGCAATGCTGAAAATGGTGCAGGACTCTTTGGTCGTAAGGCACAACGCAAAGTTGTAGTTAAAGCACTTAAATCAATGATTGACACTAATCAACCAATACGTGATTGGGAAAGAAATACATTTACGTTAATTGCTTGCCCAGGTTATTGTGAGACTATTGCTAATATGAGAGTTCTAAACTTAGATCGTAGAGAGCATAGTTTCATTATCGGTGATAGTCCATTTAGACTTACATCAGACGCAACAAGCTTATCTAATTGGGGATCAAATGTTAATCTTGCATTAGATAACGGCGACGACGGATTAATAACATACTACGAATATTTGGCTGTTTATTATCCATCAGGATACACTACTGATAATCTCGGTAATAACATTGTTGTTCCGCCAAGTCATATGGTTCTTAAGACTATAGCACTTAGTGACGCTGTTAGTTATCCATGGTTTGCACCAGCAGGTATACGTAGAGGAGGCGTTACAAATGCAACTGCAATCGGATATATTAATTCTCAAACTGGTGAATTCCAGAGTATTGCATTAAACGAAGGTCAAAGAGATGCATTGTATAATGTTAGTGTAAACCCAATAACATTCTTAACAAGTGCAGGTATAACAATCTTTGGTCAGAAGACACGTTATGCAGCAGCAAGTTCACTTGATAGAGTTAATGTAGCTAGACTTGTTGTTTATCTAAGAGGTCGACTTGATATATTGTGCAAACCATACATCTTTGAACCAAACGATAAGATAACAAGAGATGAAATTAAGGCATCTGCAGATAGTTTAATGCTAGAGCTTGTAGGTCAGAGAGCAATCTATGACTTCTTAGTTGTATGTGATGAAACAAATAATACGCCAACTAGAATCGATCGTAATGAACTTTGGTTAGACATTGCTATTGAACCAGTTAAGGCAATCGAGTTCATCTATATACCACTTAGATTAAAGAATACAGGATCAATTGCTGGGTTATTAACTGCCTAACCCAGCAATTTAACAAATGATTAAGGGAATAAATACAAAGAGAAATTAGGAGTCTAGGATGGCAATTTCAACATTATCAAAATTTTCAGTGCCTCTAGCATCAAACGTGACAGCGCCTAACCAAACGCTTTTGATGCCAAAGCTACAGTATCGTTTTAGAGTTACTTTAGCTAACTTTGGAGGTCCAACACAAGTATCAACAGAACTAACAAAACAAGTTGTTGATGTAACTCGTCCAAACGTAACATTTGATGATATCACATTAGATACTTACAATAGCCGTGTTTATCTAGCAGGTAAACCAGCATGGGATCCAATTACACTCACAGTCCGTGAGGATGCTGGCGGAGCAGTCCAGCAATTAGTTGGCGAACAGTTACAGAAACAATTTGATTTCTACGAACAAGCATCAGCTGCATCAGGTGTTGATTATAAGTTTGCACTGAGAATTGAAATACTTGACGGTGGTAATGGCGTTAATATTCCAAACGTTCTTGAAACAACTGAAATGTATGGTTGTTACATTCAAAATGCTAACTACAATTCATTAGCATATACTACTAGCGATCCAGTTACAATCACACTTTCAATTAAATTTGATAACTGCATACAGACACCTTATGATAGAGCAGGTATTGGCGTACCTCTACTAAGAACATTTGGTGTACTATCAACAGGTGGCGGTTAATAGTTAGTAATATCATCCTAGACAGTAAAAGAGACCAGTATAAAAACTGGTCTTTTTTATTGACTAAATACTTACATGTCGACTGATTTTACAATTGGATTAAATTTACGTGATTGGCAACATGCTGCAAGACTATATGTTGATGATACATATAGATTAGCACCGAAGCCAAAATTTCTTCATTATGCTGTTTTTAATATAAATCAAAATGCTATTCCACAAGGAACACAATTTCAGCAACAGAGTCAATTAGAATTAAATTATCTAGTTAAAAAGATGGATTTACCTAGATATACTTTAAATGTTGAAGAATTAAATCAATATAATCGAAAAACTAAAACTTATACAAGTATATCATATGATCCAGTTAAAATAACAATGCACGACGATAATATCGGCGTTACAAATAGTTTATGGGCACTTTACTACGGATATTATATTGCAGATAGAATGAATATAGCATCTCCTTATACAGATACTAATCCACCTGCATATAAACCTCATACATACGACGGTAAAGATCAATGGTCTTATCGTTATGGTTTAGATAATGATATTCAAGATCCATTTTTTAAGAGTGTTCAATTAATTACATTATCAAAACGTAAATTTACTAGTTACCTACTTTGTAATCCTAAAATTACATCATGGGAACATGATACAATGGATCAATCAGAAGGTAATGGTGTTGTAGAAAATAATATGACACTTGTATATGATGCTGTTATATATTCTAGTGGTGTTATTACAAATGATAATCCTACAGGATTTGCTGTTTTACATTATGATAATTCAATGAGTCCTCTCAATCTTCCTAATCAACTTCTTTTACAGTCAACAACATTTGGTGGTCTTGAAACAACTCCTGCAAACTTTTTTGAACCTCCTGCATTTAATCCATTAACTCCAGTAACTGCCGGAGTTTCTGGATTACAACAATTAGGTCTAGCTGCAACATCCTCTGGATTATTATCATACGGATCTGCATCTTATCTTAATCCTTTAGCATATGCAAATAGTGCAGTTACAACTAGTGGACTTCAAAGTTATCTTTTTCCAACTGCTCAAACTGTATCTGCTGTTACTACTGGGACTACTAATACAGGATTAGCTACAGTTAGTGATTTAGGTAATACTATATTAACAGCACCTGTTGATAATTCCATTTATAATTCACCTAGTGTTATTCAACAAGGGATTAACAGTCAATTTTCATCAGTAGGAATTAATGCTACTCCTGTAATTTCAGACGTTTATTCTTCTTCATTACCTACAACAACATTAGCATCAACAGAATCTAAAATTTTTAATAGTTATAATAACGGTGTATCTGTTTCTGAAACTTCAGGTCCTGTAGATATAAGTTATTTCAATCAAGGTGATGCTGTTACTAGTAATAATATTTCAACATCAGAAATAATTAATAATAATCCACAACCATCTACAGCAGATATTCCTGTAAATCCATTTGCATAAGGAAAAATAATGTCTATTCAACCTATTTCAAATTTACCTCCAGTAAAATCTAAAGATAGTTCTGATGCTGGTAGAGTATATTTTAATACATATTATCAAACTAGTTATAATGTGTCTAGTGACGTATTAAATACATCTGTTGCATTTTTTACTAGTAGAGGATTTGATCAAACAGCGGCAGAATCTATTGCTACAGTTTTAATTTCACAAGCTAAAATACAAAATGTTAATGTTTTAAAATTTATTGATACATTAAAAACTCTTAACGGTGTTCAATTAAGTAATGTTGTTAAACAAATTTTAAATAATAACAGATTAAGAATAAGTACGTTAGGTACAAGATTTCATAATGTTGATAATATTAATTTTGAATTAAGGAATGTTTTACCTTAATGGGAAGATTTGCTCAAGGAAAATTTGAACCTAAAAATCCAGAAAAATATGTAGGAACTAAAACTCCAAAGTACAGATCAGGATGGGAACATGTTTTTATGCAATTTTGTGATAACAATCCTGCAATAACACAATGGGCAAGCGAAGCAGTACAAATCCCTTATAGAGATCCAACAACCGGAAAACAAACAATTTATGTTCCAGATTTTTTTATTGTTTATCACGATAAAAGTGGTAAACAACATGCAGAGGTAGTAGAAATTAAACCAAGTAATCAACAATTACTTGAAAAAGTTGGAAAAAATAAAGTAAATCAATTTCAATATATAAAGAATATGGCTAAATGGGAAGCAGCAAAGGCTTGGTGTAAACAACGAGGAATAATCTTTCGAGTTATAAATGAAAACGATATTTTCCACAACGGAAAGAAAAAATAATAAGTAAGAACATGACTAAGAAACTTGAAGAGCTTTTAAACCTTCCCGAATACCAAGAGAGTGTTAAGGAAGTAGAACAAGAAATTAAGGTACAGGCTAAAGCAATAGCCAAGCAAGAAGAAATTGAACACACTATGCGTGAGTTTGATAAAATATCACAAGCATTACCTCCTGTAGAAGGTTTAGGACAGATAGCAGATAAAGAATTTGATGATCTTGCTGAAAAAGCAACTAAAGCATATGACGATCTTATGGATCTCGGCATGAATGTTGAAACTCGTTATAGCGGTAAATTATTTGAAGTTGCTACTGCCATGCTTAAAAACGCTATTGATGCTAAAACAGCAAAGATGGAAAAAAAGTTAAGAATTGTAGAATTACAACTTAAAAAACAAAAGTTAGACCAGGATGCTCACGGAAGTGACGATAATGGACCCATTGATGTAACGGGATATGTAGTTACTGATCGCAATAGTCTACTTGAGAAACTTAAAAAAATGGATAAATAATTCATAGGAAATAACCATGAAGAATCTAAAAGATTATCTAACAGAGAGTAAGAAAACTTGGAATTTTAAGGTTAAGGTCGCAGGCGATCTTCCTGAAAAGTTTGAGTCTACTCTAAAAAATATATTAGCTAAGTGGGATGTAACAATAGGTGAAAAGACAACTACACCTATTCAAAAATTACCAATAGACTTTCCACAATTAGAAAATAGAGAAGTTCATATTTTTGAGATAACAGCAAATTATCCAGTAACTCCTCCAGAAATTATGCAAGAGATTCATGAAGCAGCTCTTATAAATCCAGAGTGCTTTGTTGTTCGTATTGCCGGTGAGCCAACTGAAATGTATCAAGAACCTGCACCAGAAGGATATATTGTAAAATTAGAATCCGAACTTGAAAATCCATATGGCGATGTAGCACAGGATATGGTTGGTGAGAAAAGAATTTTAAGTCTATTTAAGGACTTAACAAGTTATAAAAATACTAAGCTAGACACTGAAATGAATAAACCATATAAATCAGATAGTGTTGATGCTCCATTAGGGAATCACAAATTGCCAGACTTGAGAGGTAAGAAAAAATGAGTGATATGAAAAAACTATTACAGATCTTCGAGTCTGATAAAAAGAGTAACATTAACGAAGGCGTTAATGTAAGCATCAATGTTAGTGGTGATTCACCCTGCGACGTAGGTGAGGTATTGGCGAAGGTAACCAACCTCTCAAGCCCACGTCCAGTTACCCCTGACATGATGCCACCGGTATCATCCCCTCCTCCAATGCCAATGATGAAGGCTATTGACATTGTAGGTAAGGGAGATGGTCCAGCAGTTCCTCCAGCACCTCCAGGTGATATGGCACCACATACTGCTCCTGAAGCAATTGGACAATCAGTAATGATGCCTGATCCATCAGAAGCACCAACAGGTGGACCTTCAACAAGTTCACAAGTTGCTCCACCAGATATGGAAGAAGGCCCAAATCTAAATCAATTTGCTGGTCCTGATCATATAGATTGGGGAGACGACGATGAGGAAAGTGATCCAGACGAATTTGATCGTATGAGAGACGAGCCAGGCGATGTTGAAGATGAATGTGCAATTATGCCAACTTCTGATAACCCAGGTGTTATACAACCTCCAGTTGCTAAAGACGATAATAAAAGTCTAACTGCTAATAGCAGTTTCAAAGAAATACACGATCGTCTAAAAGCAATCGATCAAGCACTATCAAGCAAAAATAAAGAATATGGTAGTGAAAAAGACGAAAGCTATCAGAATGAGCCAGATCCAAAATATAGTGATATTGAATATATGACTAAGGATCTTGCTGGTGGTTTAAACAAGCCAAAGACAATGTATCCAAAAAGCTATAAGCAAGGCGACAGCCCAATGGCTATGGAAAATACTATTATGTCTGAATGGGAAAAGTTTAAACTCGGTGAATAATATCCATAAATAATTCATGAGTAAATCTCTTGACGGCGTTCTTACGAAAAAAGCAAATAAAAAAGAACGCTACACTGAGAAACAAATTGAAGAAATAGCAGCATGTATGGATCCGGTAACGGGTCCACACTATTTCATGGAAAATTTCTTTTATATACAACATCCTGTTAAAGGTAAGTTAGTATTCGAACCTTTTGACTATCAAACAAGATTAGTTGACAGTTATCACAATCACAGATTTAATATTAATTTGCTTCCACGCCAGAGTGGTAAGACAACTACTGCGGCTGGATACTTATTATGGTACGCAATGTTTACTCCAGACGCAACAATACTAATTGCTGCTCACAAATATACCGGATCACAAGAAATCATGCAGCGTGTTCGCTATGCTTATGAACTCTGTCCTGATCATATACGTTGTGGTGTTATATCATATAATAAAGGTAGTATAGAATTTGATAATGGTAGTAGAATTGTTTCAGCAACTACTACATCAAACACAGGGCGTGGTATGTCTATATCTCTCCTATACTGCGATGAGTTTGCGTTCGTTGCTCCTACTATTGCTAATGAGTTTTGGACTTCAATATCTCCTACATTATCAACTGGTGGTCGAGCAATTATTACATCAACACCTAATTCAGATGAAGATCAATTTGCTCTAATATGGACCGAAGCAAATAATAAGTTTGACGAGTTTGGCAATGAAAGAGAATTAGGTATAAACGGATTTTATCCATATAAAGCACACTGGTCTGAACATCCTGATCGCGACGAAGTATGGATGCAGGAAGAATTAGGACGAATTGGTGAAGAACGTTTTAGGCGCGAATACGAATGTGAATTCTTAGTATTTGATGAAACACTTATTAGTTCAGTTTGTTTAGCAGAAATGCAAGGAATTGAGCCTAAAGAAAAAACAGGTCAAGTTAGATGGTATGATAAAATTAAACCAGAATTAACTTATCTTGTTGCATTAGATCCTGCTACAGGAACAGGCGGAGACTATGCTGCTATAGAAATATTTGAATTGCCAACATTTAAACAAATAGGAGAATGGCATCACAATACAACTCCTGTTAGCCAACAAATTCGCCTATTAAGAGATATCACAACATATATTCGATCACAAGGTGAACCTACTGTTTATTATAGTTGTGAAAATAATGCTATAGGTGAAGCATGTTTAACTTCTATTAAAGATCTAGGAGAAGAACATATTCCTGGATTATTCTTAAGTGAACCTATACGTAAAGGACATGTTAGAAGATTTCGTAAAGGATTTAATACTACCCACAAGACCAAAATGGCTGCGGGTGTAAAACTCAAACATCTTATAGAAACACGTAAGATGATCATTTATAGTAAACCATTAATTTCAGAACTTAAGACATATGTAGCAAGTGGAATAGGTTTTAGAGCTAAAGTTGGGGAACATGACGATTTAGTTTCTGCTTGTTTACTTGTTTGTAGAATGGCAGCAGTTCTAGCAGACTTTGATCCTGCAATATATCAAAGTATTAGTGACAGACTTGATGAAGACCAGTTGCCCATGCCGATATACATCAGCAGTTACTTTTGATAAATAACATACTATGCCAGCCGCTGATATAACAGGTAGTGACCTTTTTTTGACTTTGAAGAGCAGGTTCCCTAGCATTAAACTAGGTAACGCTGATGGAGAATCTACGGTTGATCCTAAAGAGGCTGTATTCTTTGATTTTGATTTTGTTGTTAATGGTGAGAAAATTGCGTCAGTAAGTATATCGATTGCTGAGGATGGTGTATTAAAACTTTTCTATAGTAATGATATTTTACAAAGTCAAGATAATGTAGTTAAGCAGAAATGGTTTGATTTTCTCAAGAATATGAGATTATTTGCTAAAAAGAGATTAATGGCTTTTGAACCAACTGACATAACTAAGAAGAATTTAGATAAACGAGATTATGAAAAAATGTCGGCAGAAGCAAGCCCAAGAAAATCTGAGGAAGACAAAATGACTGAATCATCCCTTTACGGTTCAACAAAATCAAGTTATCAAAAACTTGAAAATGCTAGAATAATTATTAGACATTCACAAAAAGTAGACGAAGGTAGTGCTAATAGCCGCACAAGAAATATTGATAGCATTTATGTAGAAAATGCTGTTGGAGAAAGATTCCGTTACCCATTTAATCATCTAAGCGGTGCTAGAGCAATGATGAGACACGTTGCTAATGGCGGAAATCCATATGATAACTTTGGACAGTATATTGTAGGGCTCAGTGAACAAGTTTATAATCTTCGTAAGTTTAACAATTTAATGCATAGAAATGCTTTCCTTGAAAACAGCGAACTTACAAATATTGCATCTGCTGCTAAAGATAAGACAGTAAATCTTAAGAAAGTTATTGAGCGTCTTCAGAAACAAAGCGGTTATGAAGCAATTAAAGAAAACTTTACAGAATATAAAAAGGCAGCATTGGATGATGCTACACTTGAAGCATTAAAGAATAGATTTACAATTCAACAGTTCAATGAAGAACTTGTTGATTTATTCCCATACATTAGCGATTTAATTGGTGAAGAAACTGTTACAGAAGGTGGTATTGCTGAAATTGGTAAGATGCTTTCAACATCCAGTTCAGTAGAAGAAGCACCTAAGGCAAAGGCTGCTCCTGCTAATATTAAGAAAGCAGATGAACCAACAGATGCAGATGCTGCTGCTGAGCCAATTGGTAAGATTCCATTTATGGGTCGTGCTGGTGATGACGTTGGTGACTTGCATATGGCACTCAAAGGAATGGGTGAAGTAAGAATTGAACCATTTGATAAAGTATCAATACAGAAGGCTATGGACAAAGTTCATGCTGAAATTAAAGATTACGAGAGAGGTGTTGCAGATAATCCAAAAGATAAAAAGATGCAATATGGTCTCGAGAAGGCACAGGCACGTTTAGGCTTACTTCAGGCTCGTATGGGAACTGCTGAAACACATGCAGGTAACCCAGTAACAAAGATTGGTCTATTTATTGACCATCTTTCAAAGCATGTTAAAGACGATAAACTTTCTTTAATACTTTCTCGTATAGCAGATGCTTACAGTGAAATGTCAAAGCAAGAACGTCAAGAAGTCAACAGCATGATTAGTGCTATGTTGAAGAAGGCAAAGTACGTACCGATGTTCTCAGCAGAGAGCACCTCATTCGAAGAACTCGAAGGTATGTTAGGCGGTACAGTACAACAAAGACCAATGCAGGGGGAAAAGGTTGACCCTGTCAGTGAATACGAAAGTCTTTTAGACGCAACAATACATGAAAAAAGTGATATATTAAGTACAGATCAAGACGTCAAAGCAAGGGCACTAGGTGAACTAAATCAATTAATGAGTGACGAATTCCCAGTAGGGACAAACGGAGTAAATGCAATTGAAAGTTTGCGCGGTATCATAGATGACGGCAACTTGTTTAAACAGTTTATGGAAATGAGTCAGGAAGATGCTGCTGGTGATGCAAGACAAATGATTGTTGCGTGGATCCAGGAACATGCTCCTGACATTATGAGTGAATTAGAGGTCAAGGGCATAAAGATGCCCGTTAAAAAGGCACCAGAAGAAAGTGAAATGGAAGTTCCAAAAGAAGAAAAGGAACAACCAATAAATGAAGTCGAAGACTTTGTTAAGAGCCTATATGATAGCCATACTGGAAACTTTCCACGTGGTGAAACTGGTGTCCTTTCAAGCGTCGAAAAGAAATTTGGTGAAAGAGCAGTTCCAGTTGCCCAATCGGTAATTGAACATTTAAAACAGAGCTTTGACGAAAATATAATGCGTATGCGTAAGTTAGCAGGCGTAAGTTAAAAATATCAAAATATATATTGACATGATAAATAGAACTGCATTATAGTAATATAGTGCAGTTTTATTTTAGGCACAGCCAAGGCATTTTATAAAGGAGATAGGCAATGGCATCATTAGCAGAAATTCGCGCAAAACTTCGCGAGCAAGAAACTAAATCATCAGGCAATTCACAAGGTGGCGGAGATAACGGAATTTATCCGTTCTGGAACCTTAAGGAAGGCGAGGAAGCAGTAGTTAGATTCCTCCCAGATGGCAATCCCGATAATACATTTTTCTGGGTTGAACGTGCGATGATTAAACTTCCATTCCAAGGTGTAAAAGGTGGAGACTCTAAGCCTGTACAGGTACAAGTTCCATGCGTTGAAATGTGGGGTGAGACTTGCCCAATTCTAAGTGAAGTGCGTGGTTGGTTCAAGGACAAGAGCCTTGAAGATATGGGTCGTAAGTATTGGAAGAAGCGTTCGTATCTCTTCCAAGGTCTAGTTACTGATGATCCTCTTAAAGAAGAAACTACACCTGAGAATCCAATTCGTAGATTTATCATTGGTCCTCAGATATTCCAAATTGTTCGTGCAGCATTACTTGATCCAGAGATGGAAGATCTTCCGACAGATTATGTCCACGGTGTTGACTTCCGTATCAGCAAAGGATCAAAGGGTGGATATGCTGACTACGGTGCTTCCAAATGGTCACGTCGTGAACGTGCTTTAACTGAAGATGAACAGAATGCTGTTAAGGCACATGGTTTGTTTAAGTTAAATGATTATTTGCCAAAGAAGCCAACTGATGTTGAACTTAAAGTCATTAAAGAGATGTTTGAAGCATCTGTTGATGGTGAGGCATTTGATGCTGAGAAGTGGAGTCAATATTATCGTCCAAGTGGTATGAGTGCAGCAACAGGCGATCCAAACACAAGATCAGCCGCTAAGGCTGCTCCAGTGGAGGATGAGGACGCCCCTTTTGATGATGAGCCAAAGGCAGTAGCAAAGGCTGCTCCTAAGGCTCCTGAAACAAAAAGCACAAGCGGAGATAGCAAGGCACAAGATATCCTTTCTATGATTCGCGCACGTCAAAACAAGAACTGATAACAAGGGGGAGTTAATCTCCCCCATTTTTCTTTAGGAGAATTCTCATGGCTAAGACTTTTGACATAACAAAATTTAGAAAAACTCTAACAAAGAGTATTGACGGTTTAGGTGTAGGCTTTAATGATCCAACAGATTGGGTTTCAACAGGTAACTTTGCTCTTAACTATTTGATTAGCGGTGATTTTTACAAAGGTATTCCTCTCGGTAAGGTTACAGTATTTGCTGGTGAGTCAGGTGCCGGTAAGAGTTATATTTGCTCTGGTAACATAGTTAAGAATGCACAGGAACAAGGAATTTATGTTGTTCTAATTGATAGTGAGAACGCATTAGATGAATCATGGTTACATGCTTTAGGTGTTGATACTAGTGAAGAAAAACTTCTTAAACTTAATATGGCAATGATCGACGATGTTGCTAAAACTATTCATGAGTTTATGAAGGAATATAAAGTAATGGCAGAAGAAGAACGTCCAAAGGTTCTTTTTGTAGTTGACTCACTTGGTATGTTGCTTACACCTACAGATATTAATCAGTTTGAAGCAGGTGACTTAAAAGGTGATATGGGTAGAAAGCCAAAGGCTCTTACTGCTCTTGTTCGTAATTGTGTTAATATGTTTGGCAATTATAATGTTGGACTTGTAGCGACTAATCATACATATGCTTCACAAGATATGTTTGATCCAGACGATAAGATCAGTGGTGGTCAAGGCTTTATCTACGCAAGTTCGATTGTTGTTGCGATGCGTAAATTAAAGTTAAAAGAAGATGAAGACGGTAATAAGGTTAGTGAGGTAAATGGTATTCGTGCCTCATGTAAGATCATGAAGACACGTTATGCTAAACCTTTTGAAGGTGTACAGATTAAGATCCCTTATGACACTGGTATGGATCCTCACTCAGGAATTCTAGACCTATTCGAGAAGAAAGGTATAATTACACAACAAGGCAACCGACTAAAGTATATAGATTCAAAAGGTAAAGAACATTTAGAATACCGTAAGCAGTGGAAAAGTGATCTGTTAAATTTTGTAATGGAAGACTATATACATTTACAGCCGAAGAAGACTGTCGAAGAATCAGTCGATGAAGAAATGGTTGTCTTAGAACAAACTGAGGAAACTGTAAATGAATGAATCATTAATTGTAGAGATGTGGGACTTATTCAAGGATTATACCGATAAGAAACAAAGACCAGTAATAGCAGAAAAATATGTTCAATTAGTGAGCGACCACGGAGCAAGTGATCGTGATTTACAACATGTTATAGGTCACGATGATGACTTAGATGATGCTATAAAAGACTTATTAGATATTAATCCTTATGAAGAAGAAGACAACTATAACGATTATGACAATGAGTGATATATGAGTTGGTATTCCAAGGTTAGCAAAGATATAGGAAATCTTCCTGATGCAATGGCATACTTCGAAGCAGAGTTATTAGATGCTCGTAAAGAAGTAAAGATATCAGGAAATATTGAGAAGGCTTCTGCTAACATGCCCGGTATTGTAGAACTACGATACGCACAGTTACAGGAATTAGAAGCAATCTTGGAATACCTTAATATCGAATTAAGAAAAATTAGAAGTCAATTTTTTAGAAAATATTTAGAAAATTATCAGAGAGCACTCAGCAGTCGTGACGTAGAAAAATATGTTGACGGTGAAGAAGACGTTTGTGATTATGAAAAGATTATCAATGAATTTGCTTTGTTACGTAATAAATGGCTAGGAGTCTTAAAATCACTAGATATTAAGCAGTGGCAATTAACTAATGTGATAAAACTCAGGGTAGCAGGCATGGAAGATGCTTCATTATAAATAGACGCATATAATGCGAGAATAATAATGAAGAATAAAGTTTTTATAGGATGGGATCCTAGAGAAGATATTGCCTATCAAGTTAGTGAATATAGTATTATTTCTAGATCACCCAATGCCGATGTTGTTCCTTTAGTTCAAGAAGATTTGAGAACTGTTGGGTTATATTCTCGTCCAGTAGATCCTTTATCAAGTACAGAATTTACATTTACAAGATACTTAATTCCAGCAATTATGAATTATCAAGGCTGGGCAATGTTCACCGATTGCGACATTATATTTTTAGAAGATGTACAAAAACTTTTTGATTTAGCAGATGATCAATATGCTATTATGTGTGTTAAACATAATTATGATGTTAAAGAAAAAGTTAAAATGGATGGTAAAGAACAAACTGTTTATCCAAGAAAAAATTGGAGTTCGGTTATGTTAATCAATTGTGGACATCCAAGTAACGCTAAATTAACACCTGAATTAGTTAATGATCCTGAGATAACAGGTGCATATTTACATCGATTTGCTTGGCTAGAAGATCATGAGATTGGTGAATTTAGTCATGAATGGAATTGGTTAGTTGGAGTATATCAAGAACCTAAAGATGGAAAGCCTATCGGTATTCATCATACATTAGGTGGTCCTTGGTTTAAAAATTATCGTAATTGCGAATATAAGAATGTTTGGGTTAAGGAATTAACTAATATGATGAAACCTAATTTTTATACAATGGGAGAAGGTAATGGTGTTCTAGAACTTTTTTCTGATGGTTCAGGAGGAGAAGTTATACGAAACGATTTTAACTTCAATGAAAATCTCTCAGTTCCGATAGCCTTTAGAGGAATACAAAAAAGAAAATTAATACATAAGTGTTGGGAAACAAATAGATTATTCTACTTTATGGATACTGGTTATTTTGCTAATTATGCTACAGAAAGTAATCCTAAAGCATTTAAAAGATGGCATCGCATTGTTAAAAATAATGTACAACATATTGGAGAAGTTCAAGATAGACCATCTAATCGTTGGGAACGTTTACAAAAAGAATTTCCTAAACTAAAATGGCCTAATTGGAAGAAAGATGGTAGAAGTATACTACTAGTAACACCTTCTGATAAACCTTGTAAGTTTTATGAAATTAACGCCCAAGAGTGGATTGATACTACTATTGAGACTTTAAGACAATACACTGATAGACCTATAATTGTTAGAAATAAACCAGAAACAAGAATTGAAAGAGCACAGTATTTTACAATATACGATCAAATGGATAAAGATGATGTGTTTGCTCTCGTAACTTATAATTCTATTGCAGCAGTTGAAGCAGTTGCTTATGGAATTCCAGCATTCACTCTTGCACCCAATGCTGCTAGTTCCATGTGTTCAACAGACTTATCAAAAGTAGAAACACCATATTATCCTGATCCAGATTTAGTACATAAATGGTGTTGTTATCTTGCTTACGGACAATTTCATGTTGATGAACTAGGTGACGGGACTGCCTGGAAAATATTGAACAAGTATTCATAATGATTACTGTTGTCTCATATTTACGAGGAATACCTGCTAGTAATAATAATTTAGAAAAACCTAGAGCATTAACAAATTTTATCTCTGGAGTACAAATTGCTGGAGATACTGGTATTTTAAGTAACGATACTAAGTTAATAAAAGCAGATGTTGCTGTTATACAGGGGTTTGTTCACGAAGATGGTAAGAATGCCCCTCATCTGCAATTTCGTAAAGATGTATTAGATTTTCAAAAATTTAATAAGAATAGAACTATAATAATTGATAGTAATCTTTTTTTATATAGAGATCCTGGGAATACTAAAGGATATTTGAGATATAGTTATGATGGTATATTTCCCAATACAGGAGAGTATTGTAATAATAGTCCTGATCCTAAAAGATGGAATAAAATTCAAACAGATTTAGGAATAAGATTAAAACCTTGGAGAAACAATGGTAATCATATTTTAATATGTTTACAACGTAACGGGGGGTGGAGTATGAAGGGTATGACTGTTGTTGATTTCTTTATAGATACCGTTAAAAAAATAAGAAAATATACAGATCGTCCTATTGTTGCTCGTACACATCCCGGAGATAAAAAGGCTTTAGAATATTCGAGACAACTTATTGGACCTAATGTAACTTTAAGTAATAAAAAAAATATTATTGATGATCTAAATAATGCTTGGGCATCTGTTGTTTATAATAGCAGTCCGAGTGTAGCAAGTATTATTGAAGGTGTTCCAAGTTTTGTATTAGATCCTTCTTATAGCCAATCAACTAGCGTATCTAATTTAAATTTAATTGATATCGAAAACCCATTAATGCCAGAGAGGAAAGATTGGGTACAAAGATTAGCACAATGTCACTGGAATGATGTAGATTTAATACGTGGAGATACTTGGAGACATATGCGTAATTATCTACGCCAATAAGATTCAGTTCTAATCATTTTTAAATCTGGCGTTTTACTCTTACCTAATCTCTTTCGTTCGTCACCTTTGAGGTGATCCAAGTAAGCACCCCATTCACAATTAATTAAAGGATGCCCTTCCCCAGAAATAATCCCATCGCTCCAATTATACTCTTTGAGATTAGAGATACGAGACCGTACTTCATCAAATACAAAACTATCATGCCACTCACGCATAGTAAAGATACCATTTTCAGCATCGTCATATACATGTTGAAACTCCTTTAAGAATTGTTGAACTTTTTCACTACGAAGATTTAGACTATAAAGACCACATTCACTGTATTTGTTCTTACGTCCTAAATAGCCAATATCAATGCTACTAGGTGCCATTCTAGAAATAAAATCAATAGTAATAGGACTGTGACAAACATTATCTGCATCCATCCAAAAGATCGTATCAACATCACAATTTCGAACACAATGAAAAATACTATATACCTTATGAGCAAACCTAATCGCATCCCACTTAAATCCTTCTTTCTTTCTTTTATCGTTATGCTGCTTAGTACTGTCGTTAGTCCATCCTCTAGCCTTAGGATCATTTTTCCATTTTCTTTTAAAAGATGTTAATTCATTAACTGAATTTAAATCTCTGTAAACAATATTAGAAGCAGTTTCAGTTGGAATAACATCTTGATGATAAACATATAAAGTTATTTCTTTAGGCCAATTACGAATAAATGTTTGTATCATTCTCTTTCCATAAAGATCGTAACCGGCTTTATGAAAAGTTGTTACTACAGCATATTTCATCCGTAATTACCATATCGCTTTTCGTCTTTATCACTTATCTTAATAAGTTTAATAAAATCACCAGCGGGATCCCATTCCCACCAATTTTCTTTTAAATGCCATTTGTCTGGTCTTGCATGATGTGTATTATGCCATCCATCGCCGAACGCAATTATGTTTGCTAACCAACTATTAGTACTATTATCTTTAATATCATAACTACGATAACCATGCCAATGCCCAACTACATTTAACCACCCTAATGAGTTAAGACTCCAACTAGTCGGAACAACATAAAGAAATAACCAAAGCTTAGGACTTATAATAATTAAAAATATCCACCAAGCAAACATCATTTTCCAATAATGATCATAAATGAATCTATGTCTAGGATTTTTTAATAAATCTCTACCAAAAGAAATAGGAATAGTACTCACTTTCCAATCCCACCCTAACCAAACATTTAATGCTTGTGGAAAATTAAATTTTCCATTAATAAGAGGAGAATGTGGATCGCGTTCAGTATCAGAGCATCTATGATGGTATCTATGCAATGCTACCCATGCTATTGTTGGGCCAACTGTAGAAGGAATTGTCATATATGTAAAAATTGTTTCTAACCAAGGCCAAGTCTTATATGATCTATGACAAATTAATCTGTGTAATACTACAACAATACTAATACCACCAAAAATTATCCACCCTAGTACTGAAACTAAAAGCCATTGCCATTCTTGATTCCATAGGGCGTATATTACTGTAGGAATAGATAAAATATGACATCCCCATTGTATTAATCTTATTTGTCGATCTAACCCCAGATTGTTTATCCATTTTATTATCATGATACTATATATATCCATGAAGTTCGGAATATTTAACAAATTCGGTGCCTTAAACAGTCAACCTATATTCGAAGCATTTGAACAATCTATAAAAAGAAAAGGTTGGCAAGTGTTACATCAAAATGCAGATTGTGATGTTGCTGTTATATGGTCTGTTCTTTGGGATGGACGTATGGCACAGAATCATAGAATATGGGAACATTATCGTAAGAAGAATAGACCTGTAATTATATTAGAAGTTGGTGCTCTTGATAGAGGTAATTTATGGAAAGTATCAATTAACGGTATTAATGGCTCTGGTTATTTTGGACCAACAGGTAACGACGATAGGAGAAGAAAGAACTTAAATTTAAAACCTTGGAAGCAAGGTAATAAGATTATAATTTGTGGACAACACCCTAAGAGTCAACAATGGAAAAATATGCCTGATCCAAATCAATGGCTATCAAAAGTAGTTACTGATATAAGAAACGTTACAGACCGTGAGATACTAGTAAGACCACATCCCCGAGTACCATTAAATTATACAGGATATGAACCATTTGTTAGTGTTCATTATCCAAATAAAATTCCAGGTACTTATGATTCATTTGATTTTGATAATGCACTACAAGATGCTTGGGCAGTCGTAAATTGGAACAGTAATCCTGCTACTGTAGCAGTATTAGGTGGCATTCCTGTATTTGTTGGACCAGATAGTTATGCTGCTCCTGTTGGAAATTTAGATTGGTCTAAGATTGAAAATCCAATAATGCCTGATAGAGAACAATGGGCAAACGACCTTGCGTATACTGAGTGGACTGTAGAAGAAATAGCATTAGGCGAACCTTTAGATAGACTTGCGTCACGTTTGACTGTATAGTTATAAAATGCTTCCATCAACAATTGAAGACCTTATACTCTACATCTACGACCCGATGAATGGTTTCGATCGTAAAGGTTTACCGCCTCGCGATAGAAGTATATTATTCAGTATGGCTTCACAACTTAAGAAGCCTCTCTCATTAACTGAACGTCAAGGTACGTTAGCAGTTAAGATTATTAGTGAGAATCGTCATCTTTATGAAAGTATATCAACCTTAAATTCTTTATTAGAGTTTCCTATCTATAAGAATACATTTCGTGTTGTTGATATAAGTCGTAGAATATTTCTATTTGATAAAGAAACTATTGGAATTAAATTTCCGTTTGATGCAGCAATTAATAAACTTCTAGATAGAATTCCTGGACGTAAGATATACGATATTAATTCACGTTGTCACAAATATAAATTAAACGAAGTTAATCTTATAGCCATTAGTAATTATTTTCAATCTCATAATTTTCTTATTGATACTAAGATACAAGAATGGATCGATGATATTAAAAAGATATTGAAGAACCCCGAAGAATATGTCCCCACTATTGATTTTATAAATGGTAATCTTATACTTAGAAACTGTGGACGTAAACTTGAAGAATATTACGAAAATAATAAGAAAGAAGATCTTATTGCTAATGTCTTTTTAGCAAAAACAATGAACTTAGATTTTACAGTTAATATATCAATGCTTTTAGCAAACGCTGAATGTAACAATATTTCTAAGAAACTTTTGGGAGAAAATAAAAATAAATTTTCTATGTCAAATAAAAGAGGTTATACTAAAACTGATGTTACTAACATTTTAAAGGATTCACAACTTTATCCTATACTAGTTTCTATAGACGATAATGAAAAACTCTATTCTGATTTTAACGAATGGATTAAGTGTTTTAATAGTATAGGTATAAGCAATAAAGAAATATCTGTTCTATTTCGTAGTGATAAAACTACAGAATTTAATAATATGATTAAAGAACAAGAACTTAATAATCTTGTTGATATTAATACAAAGGTTGTTTTCATAAAACATAAAGTACCCAAAATAATATATAAAATAAATTTTGTTCCTAAAATAATTATAAGCACAAGTACATTCTATGTTCATTATACTAATCAGAAAATGGTTGACTCACATCCGTTAGTATTGTATTATACTGAACAAGATACTTCGGACAAAAGAATTGCCATCCTGTAAACTTATTATTAAAGATGAAGTAAACATTAAGTTTGAAGGACTTAGTTTAGAAGCACGTCGCAAACTTGCTAATAAATTTAAGTTCGAAGTTCCTTGGGCAAGATATCAACCATCATATAGGTTAGGGCGCTGGGACGGTACCGTGGCGTTCTTTGGGGTCGGTGGCACCGGATACATCAATCAACTAGACGAGATCATCCCACTCTTAGAGGCGATGGACTATGATATTGAAGTAGAAGACCACCGAACCCATTCTTCTATCCAATTCGAAGATATTGATCAAAACTATTGGGGAGAACTAACTTGGCCTAAAGGTCACGTTAAAGAAGGTGAACCAATTGTACTACGTGACTATCAAGTAGATGCTGTTAACAATTTCCTCAAACAATCTACAGCATTACAAGAACTTGCTACCGGTGCTGGTAAGACAATCATTACTGCTACACTTTGTAAAATATGCGAGAAGTATGGACGTACATTAACTATCGTTCCAAACAAAGGACTTGTAGAACAAACAGAAGAAGATTTCCGCAACTGTCAATTAGATGTTGGTGTTTATTATGGTGATCGTAAAGAATTAAACAAGACCCATACAATTTGTACTTGGCAGAGTCTAAACATATTAGACAAGAAGAGCCATTATGACGAAACACTTACACTTGCTGAATTCTTAGAAGGCGTTAGTACAGTTATTGTAGACGAAGTGCATCAAGCAAAAGCAGAAGTTCTAAAGAAATTACTCACAGTTAATCTTGCTAATGCTCCAATACGTTGGGGATTAACTGGTACTGTTCCAAAAGAAAGATTTGAATTTGAGGCTATTAGATGTAGTCTAGGTGATGTTATTAATAGAATACAAGCACACGAATTACAAGCACAAGGTGTATTAAGCAATTGTCATGTTAATGTATTACAAACAACAGATGTAAAAGAATTTAGAGCATATGCAGACGAATACAAATATCTAGTTACAGATGAAGATAGAATGCATTGGCTAGGTAATACAATTAAAGATATTGCTAAAACTGGAAATACCTTAGTACTTGTTAATAGAATTGAATCAGGAAAGATCTTAATCGATGAAATACCGGAAGCAGTCTTTGTCAGCGGCGAAGTTAAGAATAAGGATCGCAAAGAGGAATATGATGAGGTTAAAACGGCAACGGACAAAATCATTGTGGCCACATATGGAGTGGCAGCCGTGGGCATTAATATTCCTAGGATCTTTAATCTTGTTTTACTTGAGCCTGGAAAATCGTTTGTAAGAGTAATTCAAAGTATTGGTAGAGGAATTCGTAAAGCCGAAGATAAGGACTTTGTACAAATATGGGACATAACATCAACTTGTAAGTATGCCAAACGTCACCTCACGGAACGTAAAAGATATTATAAGGAGGCCAAATATCCCTTTACATTAACTAAGGTAGACATATAATGAAAATATTAACATTAGATAATCAAGCATTTGATTTAAACAATTTACCAGAAGAAGTAGACGATAGTATGAGGTTCTCTGTTTTAGATAATTCTAATCCTAACGAACCTGATTTCTTTTTTCAACCACTTATATTTTTAGAAAGTTTTAATGCTCCAGCAGTTGTACTAAAAATAGGACAATATGAATTAGAAATGCCATTAGATTGGAGCATAGTAGTTGGTTGTAGAGAAAGCGGAAATGACTTAGAAGTTATTCCTCTTACCAGTTTAACAGATAGAGGATTTGATTGTTTTATTTTTAATCCTCTCAGTGGATTTAAATTTAGTTTTCTAGATGTTGAAATTACAAATATCTATATGGATATTAAATGGTATTTTCCAAAGATGCGTAATGGACAAATATTAACAGTTCCTTTATCAACTGGAGATGATCCTCTTTGTGCTTACTTTGTTAAAGAGATAAGTAGACAGAGCGAAATAATACAATATTCTAAATTGCTCTAGGAGATTTTGATGAAATCGGGAAAAGTTTGGGGAGTAACAGAACTCATCCATGCCAACGGAATATTAGAGTTTCATCGTATCGATACTAAAAAAGGTGGTGTTTGTAGTAAACATAAACACAAACATAAATGGAATGGCTTCTTTGTTGAAAGTGGTAAACTTCTAATCCGTACTTGGAAAAATGATTACGATCTTATTGATGAAACTATATTAGAAGCAGGCGATTGGCACGTAGCAAAGCCCGGCGAATTCCATCAATTTGAAGCAGTAGAAGATACTATAGCATTTGAATTATATTGGCCTATGTTGCTTATTGATGAACACCCTGATGACATTGTTAGAGAAACTCATGGTTTTGCCAAAGGCAAAAAATGACGTTTAATACATATATTATTAGATTAAAAGGAAATCAACTTTCAGAACAGTTAGCTAAAGATGTATTTCAATCATCTCTAAAATTTAATTTTAATCCAATATATTTTGATGCTATTGATAAAAGTAAAGCATTAGATTTTATAAGTTCGGAAAATTTAATCCTAGCTAAAGATAAAAAAATGAAAGCATCTTTAGGAACTATAGGATGCTTTTGTAGTCATTATAGTTTATGGAAAATAGCTTCAAAACAAGATAAACCAATAATAATTTTAGAACACGATGGGGTTATTATTAACGACTTTAAAACTATTATTAATCAAATACAAGATGTTTGTCATCTAGATCCAAACGATCCTTATAGTTTTAATTATGATGAATCTGTTTCAAAAGTTAAAGACTTAAAGGTTGAATATTATCAAAGAGCCGAATTAAAACAAAAAAGAATAACCGGTGGATATTTTAGAGGAGCATATGGATATATTTTGACTCCTTACGGAGCAACTAAACTAATTAACTTTGTTAGAGAAAAAGGATGTTTTACTGCTGACAGATCTATCTGCGAAAGAGCAGTATTCTTAACACAAACTTCTTATACTTGTGTTAGATTACATAGTTTTTTTGATTCAGCTAAAAAGATTAAAGATTATTCTACGAGAGATTAAATGGTAAAACAATATGAAGATGACACATACATATATGAAAGTCCAGATGGAGGTAAATCTGTTTATCGTAGAGAGATAGGTGGTATCACAAGAGAATTGTTAATATCTTCAGAACCTAATGATTTATTCCATTATGCTGAATTTGTTAAAATAATAGACCTATCTTATAAAAACCCTGCGGTGAAGAAGGCTCTTGATAATCTTCTATTAATATACTATACTGTAAGAGATGGGACAGAATAAACATATAGACCTCTTTAAGGAAATGATTCCTAGTGTAGACATGGGTATTAAAGACCTGTGGGATGCTGCTACGGACGAAGGTCGAAAAGAAATTAAAGGTGATCTTTGGAACTTAAACAGGTACATAAGTTCAGTTAAAACTAATAATAGAGAGCAACAAGAATACTTTGTTACTATGGTAAATGAACTTTATAATAAACATTGGTTTGAATTACAGAAACATCCTAAACTACTTTGGATTTTACTTTGTATGTGTAGTTGGGATAAAGAGAAAACATTCTTTCATGAATGGATACCTCTAGGAAAGAAATCTTCCAATAAACGTGTTAAAATATTAGCAGAAGCATATCCTCATCTAAAAGACGACGAACTAGAAGTATTGGCAGAAATAAATGGAACCGCTGGCATTAAAGACCTTGCGAGACAGATGGGATATTCCGAAAAGGAGATTAAAAATCTCTAACTACGTTTGTGAGCATTGCGGCAAGAGTTTTGTTAAAGAAAAGACCTTAATGGTTCATATGTGTGAACCAAAGCGTCGTTATATGCAACGTGATGAACGTAGAGTACAGAATGGATTTTATGTTTATAATAAATTTTATAAAATCACACAAAATGCTAAGAAAGAAAAGAAATATGAAGAATTTATAAAGAGTCCCTATTACAATGCATTTGTAAAGTTTGGATCCTTTATGAGTAATGTTAATCCATTATACCCAGACAAATATATTGATTGGATTATTAAAAGTGGCATTGCACTAGACAAATGGTGCAGAGAAGAAATATATGACAAATATGTTATTGATCTTATTAGAACAGAACATGTTGAGACTGCGGCAGAAAGATCTATTCAAACTATGGTACAATGGGGAGAAAAACATAGCGCAGGTTGGAATCACTATTTTAGTTATGCTAATGTAAATAAGATTGTGTACGATGTAAGAGATGGTAAAATATCGCCGTGGATTATGCTTAATAGTGATAATGGTATTAGATCATTACAGAATATGAACGACGAACAATTACAAATCATTGCTCCCATGGTAGACATTGAATTCTGGTCCGATCATTTTAAAAAACATAAAGCAGATACAGAATTTGCTAAAAAATTAATAAGGGAGGCAAAGATATGAGTGAAGAATTTGAAGATATCCCCGACAATGAAGACAATGGAAATTATCAAGCCGTTGACCTTAAATATCAAATCTTTTCCGATGAAAAAGATAACACTGTCTACTTAAAATTTACAGGATTTGATAATCAAAAACAAATGGATAATTTTGTTGAATACATCGACTTCTCTTTACCATTACTATTATTCAATAGCGATACAAAACACTAATGGATATTGATATTGACTTCTTTGATAGAAACAAAGCACTAGATGTTTTACCTCATCGTTTAGCAATGAGGCATCAAAAAGGAGAAGAAGTTAAACATAATACAGGTGTTTACTTTACAGAAATTCCTCACAATCCATTTACAAATATTTCAACTATTGACTACGAACAAGCAGAAGAAAGAGGATATTTTAAAATAGACTTTCTTAATGTTAGTATGTATGACGGTGTAAAGGATGAAGAACATCTTATAAAACTACTAACACAAGAACCAAATTGGGACTTTCTCGAATACAAAGAAATTGTAGATCAACTATTTCATATTAATGGTCACTTTGATATTGTTAATAAATTAAAACCTAAATCAATTGAACAACTTGCTGCTGTATTAGCAATTATACGCCCTGCTAAACGATATCTTGTAGATAGTGATTGGAATACAATTAATAACGAAGTTTGGACTAAATCTGAAGAAGGATATTTCTTTAAAAAATCACATGCTATAGCATATGCTCATGCCATTGTAGTACAAATGAATTTATTAATAGAACAATCTAACGCTTTGGTGTCCTAACTAATTGTACAGAACGACGTTTTACTCTTTTTAACATAATATTGTGTAAATTTACTACTGGACCTATTAATATCTGAACATCTTTAGTTGTTAGGTTTTTTATAGCATATCGAAAGACTTCCATCTCTTTTCGTAAGAATATATTAATGGGAATCATTCTGTTTGATTCCCACCACCATACATCACCTAATTGTAAAAACGCTTTCTTGTGATCATCACCTTTTAATATATTATAATCATATATGCTCGTTATGTTGTTATCTTGGTTAATTATTATCCCAACATACTCGTGGTTACCATATGTGATTACTGTGATGAACGGAAAATCGTCTTCTATCTGTTCTTTTAATAGCATAAATATTTACAAGGATCCTTTTAACATGCATAAGCAACCAGCGTATTTATACAAAAACGTCCAGGAACTTTATACTGATCTGGATCCAAAATGGATGGGGTATAGGAAGGTGTACGCAAGAACTTTGAAACTCTATAAGGGTATTGATAACTCATTTACTATGAAACTAATGAATGGGGATCAGAAACTCCTAGACTTGTCAAATCAAGGACAAACTCTTTGGTTTCAGATATTAGATCGCGATACAGCAGAACTTAAATTTATTACCAGCATGGCTATCGATTGTAATACTGCCCCTAATTCATTTGTTACTCTTTCTCTATCGGAAGGAGATTTAGAACCACTTAATAGTGGACATTATATGTATAGTACATACCTACAAGATGCTACAGGTAAAAGAACTATACTTTACGGAGACTCACAGTTTGGCGCAAGCGTTCCTGTTGAGATAATAGAAAATGCATTTCCAAATGTTCTACCTTCGCAGGAAGTTCTACATTCAGAATTTATTACTGCGGAGCAAGTTAACTATGTGGTCCAAGACAATTCACTCTATACTTCCTCGCTTAACGGTCATCCTGATCTCAATAGTAATACAGCTCTTCATACTGCGGCATTGTATTGTACAGGATATTCAGGACAGGTTGAGATTCAAGTAACACTCGAGAATGGACATACCGATATTATAAAATTCTCAGTGCTAAAAACTATTACAGTAACTCCAGATCAAACTATCATTTATGATAACTTCAATGGTATCTATAGTTGGGTTAGATTCCGTATGATACCTGATCTAAGCAATACTGGAACAATTGACAAAATCCTTTATCGAAGTTAATATGCTTGTATGAGTCTTTATGACGACTTACTTGCTCTTGCTCCAAACAAGAAACAGACGCCTAACGGTTGGGTGAGTTTCAATGCTCCTTGTTGTGTCCATCAAGGTGAGAATCGCGATACAAAGAAACGTGGAGGAATAAAGAGAACCGACGACGGCGGTGCTACATATCATTGCTTTAACTGTGGATATAAGGCAAGTTGGAGACCAGGACGTGGACTTAGCAAACGAATGAAAGAATTGCTAGGATGGATGGGCGCAAGTACCGATCAAATTAATAAGATTGCGTTTGAATGTTTAAAGACCGAAAGTGGACAAAAGGCAGAACATATAGTTGCTATTCCAGAATTTATTCCACGTCCACTACCTAACAACTCATATAAGATTACAGAAGAACTAGTAATGAATGACGAGAGAGTGCATCCCGTTGTTCAATACTTAGATGGTCGTGGATTAAACATTTATGATCATGATTTATATTGGAGTGAAGGAAATGGATGGCATGATAAATTGATTATACCTATTACTGTAAATAGACAACTTATGGGATTTGTTGCTCGTAAGATTACAGACGGTGGTCCTAAATATATTAAAAGTCATCCCCCCTTTATAGTATTCAATTTAGATAAACAAACTTGGGATAAAAAGTTTGTACTAGTGTTTGAAGGTAATATTGATGCTTTATTGTTAGACGGTGTTAGTGTAATGACTAATGAATGTAGTCCAGAACAAGCATTACAAATTAATAACTTAGGTAAACAGGTTATCGTTGTTCCAGATCAAGATGCCGCAGGTGAAACTCTAATTAAACATGCTTTAGAATACGGATGGAGCGTATCTTTTCCTAATTGGGAAGAAGATATTAAAGATGCTGCTGATGCTGTGAAAAGATATGGAAGATTAACTACATTGATAAGTATCATAATGAATATAGAAAGTAATCCACTTAAAATTAAATTAAGGATGAAGATATGAAAAAATTATGGGAAATTATTACATGGCCCTGGCATGCTATCCGAGACGAATATAAATTTAGAAAACGTCTTAAAGAACTACGTAAGAAAGATCCATTTAATTACAAATGATCACTTGGGGAATATCTGCTAACAGTCATGATGCTGCACTTGCAGTATTTGATGATGATCGATTGCTCTTTGCTAGTCATAGCGAACGATTCAGTGGAATTAAGAACGATGGTCATTTAGACTATAAAATGATTAAATATGCTATACAACTAGCAGGTGAACCAGATCTAGTATGTTGGTACGAAAATCCTAATTGGAAATTTGCTAGACAAGTATATGCCGGTCAGAATGTAAAAGAGTGCTGGAATGATCGAAATATTAAAAATTATTTGGCTAGTTACGGTATACATGCTCCTATCAAATATTCCAACCATCACGAAGCACATGCCGCTGGAGCATTTTATACTAGTCCTTTTGATTCTTGCGCTGTTCTATGCATTGATTCTATAGGTGAATGGATTACTACTTCTATCTGGACAGCAAATAAAGATAAAGGTCTTAAACAAATTTGGAAACAAGTATATCCTCATAGTATAGGACTTTGGTACTCTGCTATGACTCAACGTATAGGTCTTAAACCTAACGAAGAAGAATATATCCTTATGGGTATGGCTGCTTTTGGTGATCCAAATAAACTATACGGTCGTATACTAGAAGACTTCTTTGAACCAGGCGATTGGAATGATGACTTTAGATTAAAACATAATTTACATCGTGGTTGTAAATGGTGGGCACCTGAATTAACAAGCGAACAAGATATATTTAATATTGCCGCAGCAACACAAGCAATCTACGAAAGAAAATTTGGAGACTTGCTACTTAAGACAATGGTATTAACAGGTGCTAATAAAATAGCACTCGCAGGAGGTTGTGCTCTTAATTGTGTTGCTAACGATCTAGCACTAGAAGTATTCACTAATGTTTGGATTTATCCCAACCCAGGTGATGCTGGATCAAGTGTAGGTACAGTACTAGCATATCGTAAACAAAAAATTGATTGGGAACATTGCTATTGGGGTTACGATATTCCAGGTCACTATCCCATTAAAGAAACATTAGAAGTTCTCTTAAAAGGTCTACCAGTTGGTGTAGCAAATGGACAAGCAGAGTTTGGCCCTAGAGCATTAGGTAATAGAAGTTTACTTGCTGATCCAAGATCAAATACAATTAAAGACAAAGTAAATGAAATTAAGAGACGACAGAAGTTTAGACCGTTTGCTCCTGCTATCCTAGAAGAACATGCTAAGGATTACTTCCAATTAAACGGACACACATCTAGGTTTATGCAATATGCTGTACCTTGCTTACGCTCAAATGAGTTTCCTGCTATTATACATGTTGATCATACTAGTCGTGTTCAAACCGTTCCCGATAACGGAACTGGATTTCGTAAACTTCTCGAAGCATGGTATGAAGAAACAGGTTGTCCAATGCTACTCAATACTAGTTTAAACATTAAAGGTAAACCGATGGTTAATGATAGTCTTGATGCTGAGGCATTTAGAAAACACTATAACGTACCAGTTCTTACTCATGCAAACACTTTGAAAAGATAATCTTTTACTTAAACCAATCAAGGTACTATAATACAATATGGCAGAGTACTCTTACGACATACAGAAACTTTATTTGGAGATGTTCTTAGCAGACGCAGAATCGTTTGTGAGAGTACAAAACATCTTTGATCCACAGTCATTTGATCGTAAACTACAACCAGTTGCAGAAAAACTTAAAGTATATGTAGACAAATATAAGGTAATGCCTGAACTAAAAATTATTAAGGCAGATACTGGACTTGACTTACAAGATGCTACAGATGTTCCTAAGGAAAATTATGAATGGCTGCTTGATGAGTTTGAGAAGTTTGCTAGACATAAAGCCTTAGAACGTGCAATCCTCGAATGCGCAGACTTGCTTGGAAAAGGCGATTATGGTCCTGTAGAAGCAAAGATTAAGGCTGCGGTACAAATTAGTCTTGCTAAAGATATGGGCACTGATTATTTCTTTGATCCGAGAAGTAGACTTCTGAAACTTAAAGATAATAATGGACAGGTATCTACTGGATGGAAGGCTATAGATCAAAAACTCTATGGCGGCTTTAATCGAGGAGAACTGAATATCTTTGCAGGTGGTTCTGGTGCTGGTAAGAGTTTGTTCCTACAGAATCTTGCTGTTAACTTTTCTTCAGTTGGACTTAATGTTCTTTATGTCTCATTAGAACTTAGTGAAGAACTTACATCTATGCGTATTGATAGTATGATTACCGGTGTTACTACTAGAGAAATTTTTAAACAGATTGATGACGTTGAAATTAAAGTTAAAGTCGCAGGTAAAAAGGGCGGAGCAATACAAGTTAAGTATATGCCCAGTGGTAAGAATGTTAATGACTTAAGAGCATATGTAAAAGAATATTCAATTAGAAAAGGCTTCATGCCCGATGCTATCTTAATCGATTACTTAGATCTATTAATGCCAATGGGCGTTAAAGTTAGTGCTGAAAACTTGTTTATTAAAGACAAATATGTATCAGAAGAACTTAGAAACTTTGGCATGGAGATTAAGGCAGTACTCGTAACAGCAAGTCAGTTAAACAGAGCAGCAGTTGAAGAAGTTGAATTTGATCACAGTCATATTAGTGGCGGACTTAGTAAGATACAGACAGCAGATAATGTTATTGGTATCTTTACAAGTAGAGCAATGAGAGAACGTGGACGTTATCAAATTCAATTTATGAAGACAAGATCCTCTAGTGGTGTTGGACAGAAAGTTGATCTAGCTTTTGATCCAGATACACTGAGAATTAGTGATTGCGACGATGACGATGACGATATGAATCAGTCAGGTGGTCGTAGCAAGATTGCTGATAGTATTAAAAGTAGAACTACGGTAACACCAAATACTCCGGCAAATGATCCAATTAAGGATATGGCTAAAATTAGAGCAACAACAGGTAGTAGCAAATTAAGAGAACTATTAGGAAATTTGAATAATAACGAAGACGATCTATAAATATTCCCATGACTATACAAATCTTTGGCGATAGTGCTACAAGACATTTTAGAATGCTTAAAGACAGTTGGATTGAAAAACTGTCAAAAAAATTAGGTCAAGATCTTTTTATCTACGGAAAAGTAATTGGAGATCTGAATATATTATACGCTGCATACTATCATCAAAAAAATAATATTAAAGATAATGATGTAGTTATTATATGCTTGTCAGTTATTGAAAATACATTAGACGAATCAGAATTACTTCGCTTTATAATAGATCTAAATAATCTTTCGAAAGAAAAAAACTTAAAGACAATAGTCTTTACCCTTTTCGATACTGTTAATAATTTTTTAGATCCAATTAAAGATCAATATCCCTATATACACTTCGCTCATGGAAAATATAGTGATGTTGCAAGAAATGAATGGAAATCAGAACATCTCGAACAACAAGGTTACGAATGGTTAATATTTCACGACATTAGAGTTAATCATATGATTAAATCAAATCATAAAATATTATTCAAAAAAATTATGAACTTTATTAATAATAACACTCCTATTGATCTTACTGATGGATTTAAAAAAGAAATTATAGATATAGATCTACTTAATAATGAAGAATTTCAAAAAGATGAACTGTTTAATGGATTTGTTACAAGAGCAGTTGGAATACAATCAAAATGACTATTTGGACCTTTGGCGATAGCTTTTCAAAACATTTTGAACATTTACCCGATAGTTGGGTTGAACGAACATCTAAATTATTAAAACAAGATGTAAAATCTTATTCTAAACCACTGTCAACTCTTGAATATATGTTTTACAAATTTAACGAGGAAAGAGACAATATACAAGATAACGATATTGTTATAATTACAGTCACTACTTTAATAAGAAGGTGGTTCTTTAAAGATTATCCATTTAGAGTTTTAGATCTCACTGAAGATCAAATTAATGCATTTCAAAATTATATGAAATATCTAAGTCATTTTGACGAAATGCATAAAACATTTCTAATCAATTTTTTATACAACTTAAATCATTTTACAGAAAAGAAAAATCTTCATACTATCATCTTACCAAACTTTTTTGATTTTGATTCACTGCTTGCCGATCTATATAGAAATAATGAAATTCCAGCATTACATATAGCAAGAGGAAGAATAGGAATTATTAGCGATTATGAATTTAAATCAGATATAGTAGCCATGAGTGGTGTTGATTGGTTTATGAAAAGTGATATTAGATTTAATCATTTAATTAAATCAAATCATAAAATTCTATCAGATAAGATTATTGATAATATTAAAAATAAAACTCCCATTGATCTAAACAATCAAATGATACAGGGTGTACTTGATAATAGATTACTAACAGACCCCATAGTATTCAAAGACGAATTGTTCGAAGGAGCAATAAAGTGACTATGTGGATCTTTGGTGATTGTCCCGCTAGATATTTTAAATACTTGCCCGATAGTTGGATACAGAATGTTGCTACTACTTTAAATCAAAAAGTAATTAGTTGCGTTAAAACTAGATCAAGTTTAGAATATACTTACTATAGGTTTAATCAAAAAGAATCAGATATAAAAGAAAATGATATTATCATAATGTCTCTTAATACCCTTGAGAAAAGATGGTTTTTTGAAGATCCTATCTTAGATCCAGGCGAACCGGGAACAGAGAAAAAGACAAAAGCAATTAAAAACTATTATAGATACTTGTGGTTCTTAGAAGAAATAACTGAAGTATATTTTACAAACTTTTTATATCACTTAGATTACTTTGCTTTAAAAAAAAATGTACATATTATAGTACTTCCAAATTTTATCGATGCTGACAATATAGTGAGAAAATATCAAAAAGAATTAAAAAATTTACACTTTCCAATTGGTAAATTTGGGGATTTGTCAAAGGAAGAATGGAAAACAGAATTCCTAAACAAATATGGCCCAGGATGGTTTGCTAAAAATGATGTGAGAGTTAATCATGCAATTAAATCAAATCATATCATTATGAAAGATAAAGTAATTGATAATATACTATATAAAAAACCTATAGATCTTACACAAGGATTTATTATTAATATATTAGATGATAAAGTTATACAAGATCCTGACTTTATTAAAAATGAACTATTTGATGGCTTTATGGCAAAAGCTCGAGGAGAATAAAATGACACTATGGGTATTCGGTGATAGCTTTGCACAGATGAAAGATAATACTCCAGAACAATGGATGCAGAAAGCAGCAACAGATCTAGGAACTACACCTTGGTCGATGGGACTTAATGGATCTAGTTTGGAATTCACTTATCATAGGTTTAATATTGCTAGAAAAAAGATTGAAGGAAATGACGTTGTAGTGCTTGTACTTACTGGACTAGATCGTCGTTGGTTCTTTAAAGATTTTCCTGGACATAATAGTAATACTAGCCCTAGAGGTGATAAGAAAGAAACTAAGGCAATAGAACTATACAGAGAACACTTAGACTTTAATCCCGATGTACATAAAGTTTATCTAATCGATTTTCTTTTTAATGTACATGCACTAACTGAAAAATTAAATCTTCATACTATTATAATAGCAAACTTTTTAGACGTATATGACTTCCTTTTAGATAAAAGAAATAGATTCCCGTTATTCAACTTTGCTAACGGTATACTTCTCGATGTTAGTATGTACGAATATACTTACGAATTTTTTGATAAAGATAATCAAGGAAAAACTTACGGTGATAACGATCGTAGATTAAATCACTTATTGAAAACTAATCATTTGATACTTGCTAAAAAAATTGTTGAAAATGTTAAAAATAAAACTACTATCGATCTTACAACTGAATTTGAAAAACACTTAATGTCTGAAGATGCAGTTAATGATCCAACCTTTTCTAAAAACGAACTGTTTCAATGATATGGGTGTTTGGCGATAGTTATGCTCATCAATATCCCGGTCTTCAAGACCAATGGATGAATAGAATAGCAAGAGAACTCGATCAAGATATTAAATGCTTTGGACTGGTTGGATCTAGTGCTGAATACACTTATACAAAATTTTACGAATACGAACAAAATATCAATTATAAAGATATCGTTATAATAACACTTACTACACATAGCAGAAGATGGTTTTTTAAATCATATCCCGAACATACTGCTACTCCGGATACAGATACTAAAGGTTACACTTGTACACAAACTAGCCCCACTAATAATCTAAAAGAAAACGAAGCATTAGAATACTTTACAAAATATCTTTATAACGAAGATGCTTACTTAGAATATGTTACTAATTTTCTATATCACTTAGATTACTTAACACAAAAAAAATATCTCCACACTATCGTTCTTATTAATTTTTACGATACAGATAATTGGATTAAAAATAAAAAATCTCTGTGGCCCAATATACAGTTTAGTATTGATAAATTGGTTACTCCTAGTTTTGATGAATACTCTAAAGATTTCTTTTATAATTACGACTTTTCAGCAGGTATTAAAGATATTAGAGTTAATCACTTTATAAAATCAAATCATATCATACTGGCAAAGAAAATAATTGATAATATCAATAATAATATATCAATCGATTTAACAAATGGCTTTATAAAAAATGTCATTACTGTTGATAAAATTAAAGATCAAAACTGGATAAAAAACGAAACTTTTAATCTCGCTGTGATGGTCTTTTAGTAGGCTTAAACTTTGCTACTGGACTCTTGGTATTAGTGCCTTGTAACTCTTTACTATCACCTGCACTAGATTCTTTATGGTTGATGCCTCTTAACTTGGTAACAACATCAATCATTTTGGCTTCTTCTTTAGTATAAGCAGTCATACAAGGACTGTCTTGTAATGGCTGACTTAATGATGGTTCTTCTACTTTACCATCAGAACCTACTTGTGCCATGTCTAAACTCATACGGTAGAATCTATAATATTGATCCATACCCGGAAAATATGTAGCACGGGTTAACGATGGATCAGTAAAATCCAACTTACGGGTTGTTTCATTTATAAATTCTCGTGCTCGCATATAGTATTTATTCTATTTCACTAGAGCCGTATAACTCTGGATGATTAGCACAATATAACTTGACTAATATACCCGCAGCATACGTGGCTTCAATTTCTAGGTCAACATGACTCTTTGTTGACCCTACTTCATTCTGACGGTGATGGGTTAACTCATGAGCAATGGTCCTCAAAATATCAACTATGTTACGACCATACACTTCAACAGTTGTTGAGTTTTTATCTGGATAATATATCCCAAAAGTTTTATTACTTGTGGCAAAATTAGGGTCGTTGTCTATACGTACTTCTGGTATCTTATCCATACGTAACTTCTTGGCAACAAACTTTACAAATTCATTAATAACTTTATCCATAATGTATTTATTTTAAATAACACATGACTGTTTGGGTGTTTGGTGATAGCTTTGTAGATATACAACCTAATAGGGGAAACGTTTGGCCCCTCTTGATTGCACAAAAATTAAATCAAAATTTGAATTGCTTTGGCCAAGGTGGATCAGCTATAGAATATACATATTATCAATTTAATGTTAATAGAGAATATATTAAAAATAACGATGTTGTAATCGTGGCACTAACTGATACTAATCGTCGTTGGTTCTTTAAAGATAAACCTGCTAATGCTGTCGATATCTATCAAAATACTAATGATGCTTACAAATATTACGCACTATATCTCGCAAATAATAACGAGATAATACCTACATATCTTATTAACTTTGTGGAAAATTTAGAATACTTAAGAAAAAAATTAAACTGTCATATTATTGTAATTCCTTGCTTTGAAGTTATAGATAATATAATTAAACAAGGTAAAGCAGATTATCCATATATAAACTTCAGCAACGGACATCTTTTTGATGTAAGCTATAAGGAATTTGATTTAAAATTTATACAGAGTTACGGATTATTAAAATATGCTAGAAATGATCTTAGACCCAATCATATGATTAAATCAAATCATATCATACTGGCAGATAAGATCGTGAATAATATAAAAAATCAAGAACCCATTGTGTTTGATACTTTTGTCAAATATGTGCTGAATGAACACAATTTAACTAACAAAGAATACAGTATAAATGAATTATATAATGCACACTTAAATGAAGAACTTTGGAACTTCCATCAATTTGGTTGACGATGTCTGACTTGTGTTTTCTTGACTATGCGCTCACGATCAAGATTAAGAATAGGATCAAAATAAACAATACGAAAATCCTCCCCTAAATCAGAAAGAACTTCACACTCTATCCATTGGTTGTTAATTGATACTTCCCACAATCCACTACTTCCTTTATATCATCCCTAGATACTACTTTTTCTATATGATGAAAATCACTGTCATGATACTTAATTTGATAGTGCTCTAAAAATTCATGCAATAACTCACACTCAACCCAATCATCATCCTCATGGTATAACCACATCAGTCTCTCTCCTCGGAACCCAAGCCCCCGCACAGCCGCGAAGCGGTAGCGCGGTTTTTAAACAAAAATTTCTATGCATAATATATATGCATTTAATTACTTTTTTGCGGGCGTAAAGAGTAACCACAAAGATACTAACAAATCAATCGCAACTAAACAATAAGTCACAATACTCTCGGGCTCCCCATAACTATGTATACTCGTTACTAACCATAATCCACTTATCCACCATATATGTACAGTGTCAAGCCCCATGGAACGTAGACGCTTGATTACTAACACTACTGATGTATATGCGGCGTTGCTTAAGGCTAATAACAGTAAAGATATACTTAATACTACAAAGAAAGAGCCTTCTGAATCTAATACTGGATTGATCAAGGCTAATAAAATACAACTGACTAACGACGATAATAAACCATACATGAAATACTCTAATCGACCTAATGAACCATCCCAACTATACATGGTATTGAATACATTCCGCAATTGATCCATAAAATTGCTCCTCATATTAGTGCTTATAAATATAACACAAATTTAATTAAAACACAATATTATTTGGAGTTTATAATGACCGTTTGGGTGTTTGGCGATAGCTTTGCTACGCTTATTGATAAATCTGAAAATCAAAAACAATATATGGAAATCATTGCTGATCATTATAATACAGATTTGAAAACTTTTGGAATTTGTGGAACTAATTTAGAATATACTTACAACGAATTCCACAGAGAACGTGATAATATACAAAATGGCGATATACTGATTATAACAACTACTGTGATAGCAAGAAGATGGTTCTTTGAATGTAACCCTGATCTTGCTGCTGACGATCTTGGAAGAGAGTATAGCGAAACTCAAAGTATTAAACGATATAGAGCATTCTTGGATACTAACTATGTTCCACATAGAATTAACTTCTTTAATTTCCTCTATACAGTTAATGAACTTAGTGAAAAATTGAATCTTAAAACTATGGTGCTATGCGTTTGTATAGATACTGAAGAAATATTAGAAAACTTTAAAAATAAAATACCAAAGGTACATATAGCAAAAGGACTGTTGAACGACGATCTATACTTAAAAGAAATGACTGACGAATTTAAAAACTACTACGAAAGTCTTGCTTATGATAAACGTGGAGACCCAAGACCTAATCATATGATTAAATCAAATCATATTATATTAGCAGATAAAATTATAAATCATATCAATCAAGGTACTGATATTGATCTAACACAAGGATTTGTCGAAAAATATATAGGATTTAAAGATGAACAAGATTATACCGATGAATTCTTTGGTTTTGCTTGGGATACTTTTGTAGATAGATCTAGTAAATAATAACATGACTATATGGGCGTTTGGCGATAGCTTTATCGGCGATTTTAAAAATTTAAATTATAAATCAGAACAAAAGAAACGAGGTATTAAACCTTGGATTAGAGCAATTGGAGAACAACTAAATCAATCAGTTGTTAATCATGGATGCCCAGGTTCGAGCCCAGATTATACATATCATATGTTTAGACAAGAACGCGATAATATACAAGATAATGACATTTTGATAGTGGGTATAAGTAATTTGTTTAGAAGATGGTTTATTAAAGATAAACCGAATAATACTATGCTTAATAATAAAAAATCAATATCAGAACAACATACAAGCGCAGAGTTTATGAAGGCTGTAAAATACTACTTGATACATCTAAATCATGAGGAATTATACGAAACTTACTGTATAGACTTCTTATACAATCTTGATCACTTAACTAAAGAAAAAAACTTACATACTATACTGCTACCACTTATGTACTACGAATACGAATGGTTGAATACAGATTATAGACATAAATTTAATAACTTTCACTGGCCCAATATGCCCTTAACTAATGTACATAGTAATGAATATGAAAAATGGTACTTTGAACGTATACATGATATAATTGGTATGGATGGAAAATACAATCATTTGACTTGGACTAATCATGCTATACTAACTAACAAAATAGTGAATAATATATCTTATAAGATTCCTCTAGACTTTAAAACAGAGTTTGTTGAAGGTATTATTACTCATAAAACAATACAGAGCCCAAAATTTATAGAACGTGAATTTGCTGCTGCACCAGATTTTGGGTGACCATGAAAGCATATACTAGACCCTTTTCCCACTATATCTATACAGTGGAGATGAATAAAAACATTATTATTCCACAACAAATACGTGATTGGTTGACAACTAAAGATCAGCCCTTTGACGAATCACACGTTGCTTATGCTAGTAATAATAATTACGTGATTGCTTTTGAATACGCAGATGATGCTTATTACTTTATTGCTTATATGGAACATCTAGAAGTAGACTACTTATAACTGTAGGGGACCCGACCTATAGACACAGGAAAAAAATTGGTCGCGCATTTTTTTAAATATACGGAAAGTTTATCGGCCGGGTGGTGATTTTTACCCACTAGGCTTGTTTGTATGTAAACAATAGACTTGCTTACTAAGCCGGCCACCCCACTCTGTTCATACCGGTCACCACTCGAGTGGATTGCCTTTCCAATCGAAGAACCGTCCACTAAAGTCTTCAGGGAGATTCTCTAAAGTTCTCAAAACTTCTTCTGCTGACCTTGTGGGTTCTAGTGTAGCGAATTGACCTCCCATATCTGTCTTGACCCAACCTGGATCGATTGCATAGACAAATATTCGTTTGGGTTTAAGATCAACTGCTAAACATTGTACCAGTTTATGTACAGCAGCCTTGCTCATTCTATATCCTAGACTGTATGTGGGATCGATATGATGTTCACCATAGCGGCCATATACAGTAACGCCACCTGTTAGTACAGAGCTACCCATCTCTGAACTAATAACAGCAATACGACTCTCGGGTTCTAGATGTGGGACTGCTGACTGTACCGTTCTCAGTGCGCCCACAGCATTGACATTGATTACATCTAGTATAGTATCTGGGTTTGAGTATAGAGTATTCTCGCCATCTTTTACAGCAGCATTAACAATCAGCCGTTGGAATCTATCTGCGTCGCCAAATCTATATGATTGTCTCACGTCCCATTCTCTGCGGGTCATAGCACAAACTTCGTGTCCTGTGAGTCTACATTGATCAGTTAGTGCTCTACCTAGTCCTCTATTAGTACCTGTTATAAGATATCTCATTCACATTCTTCCTCGTAGTGACATTCTTGATTAGCCCAATTATCCCGATCTGGGATAACTGTAGTAGCAGTTATGATTGTGAGCATGGCTAGAAAGAATTTCATTTGGCAAGTACATTTATCGCATGTAGTGCGCCAAAGAGGAAGAATATGAATAGCATCAAGGACAGTATAATTCCGGCCACCAATTCCCAGTAAGCAATAGCCAGTAACAGCGCCAGCAGCCCCATAACGAGAGCAGCAAAGTAGAATGCGCCTATGGGCCATATATAGAGTAGACAAGTGAATACCACAAACACTATAAAGGCTGGTATAACTGTATCAGTCTCTCTAAGTATATAAGTAAAGGCAGCGCCACCTATTATTGATAAGATAAAGAAAGGCATATTACCTCTCCTCTATTGCTATAATGTGTCGTGGGTCGATACCCCATGCATCAAATGCTAAAGCAGCCTGTGTCCATGTGCGAGCTATGCAGTTAACTGCCTCGCCATTATCCAGTATGAATTTAAACCAGGTCATATCAGTAGCTCCCTACTAGTTTGCCATCTTGATTGATATACACATAGACTCTACCGTATCCGATAGAGTTATCTATGTCTTCATATGCTATTTTAAATATAGCATGACCGCGTTCGTTTACACCTTGGAACTCGACTTGTAGGAATTCATCTACATAGCCATTCTCGGCTAATGCTTCTAGTACTTCTTGTCGAGTCCATTTTGAGAGATCCACTAGAAGTCTCCTACCAGTATGCCATCTTTGTTAAAGCCCACGAACACTCTACCTGTGTCAACACCATACTCGGCATCGTCGTTGTAGAATGTGATATCGAACATACCTTGTCCGCTTGCATTAACGCCCGCGAACTTTGCTTCAACTATCTCGCTCTCGTAGCCATTTGCTTCGAGAGATGCCTCTACCTCTTTGTGAGTCCAATTAGCAAGATTCATTTGCTTTCTCCTCAGTCCAGTCTCGAGCCAGCGTAGGCAGTGAAGCCATAGCGTTTGAATACTTCAGCGGCAGCTCTTGCGCCTTCCTCTAGTGTGTCGATATTCTGACAGGGGAACTTAGCAGGGTTCCAAATTTGATATGAGCCAGTATAGCTCTTGCGGAAGCCCGCAGCCTTCATAGCCTTACCTAGTTTAGTATTACCCTTGATGCCGTAGATGTCGACCCAAGCAAAGCCGCAAGCATATTGATCCACACCGCCCAGCTTCTCCATAAAGAATTTGTGAGCAGCATCTTGAGCAATGGCTTGAGCTTCTTGGAGGATGTCTTGGAGTTCAGCAACGGAATAGTTCATATCATGCTCCTTAGTGTCTATGAGTTTATAATAGCACCTAGTCCGTATTCGTCAACCTCACAGTCCGCAAGCGTCGTAGAAGCGCTGACGATTGAACTTTGGGTTTGCTTGTTTAGCAATGATAGCGAATGCTTCAGCAGCATCTAGAGCGCTCTTACGATCTTCCATCTTAGCGATTACTTCTGCCATTGCTTTGAAGTGCTTGCGGGACATATCATGCTCCTTTGTTTATGAGTTTATAATAGCACCTTAAGCGAGTACGTCAACCCCGGGCCAAATCTCAACCCACCAGTGGCTTTGGCTTGCTAGGCTAGCACCACCTCGGAATGAAGTCCACTTCTCACCGTAGTCCTTGAGGTGATAGTTCATTCCTGCTTCGTTGAGTCGTTTACATACAGCAATTTTGTATGTCTCAGCATCTGTGCCGTGTCTATAGTAGAAGCCTCTGCGGATGACAATGCTTCCATCTCTGCGTTTACTAACAGTGTCGGCTAGGGCGGCGAGTGTGTTCGAAACTTGGGCTTGGAAGGACTTTGGCTTTGCCATATTGTGCTCCTCTGTTTATGAGTTTATAATAGCACCTCTGCGGGTGCTGTCAACTATGTCGTTTCACTTCGTGCCCGCACTCTGAGCAATGAAGCACACCGTCCCAATCGTCGTGTATAGATGTTTCCTCATAGTGACCCTTGCCGCACTTCTCGCAGACCTGTCCCATATGATCGGTCGTTTCCTTGCCCATAGTGTGCTCCTCTGTTTATGAGTTTATAATAGCACCTTATGCCTCTTCGTCAACCGTATCCTCGAGGGCTTCGACGTTATATATAAAGTCCTGACAGTATGTCAACATACGCTGGAAAGCATATTGTTCTTCTTTGCTAAGTTCTGCGAGGAACTGCTCCATAGTCTTGCCATCGTCTACGGCTTCCCCTACGATGTCTAAGCAATCACGGAAGTCCATCATAGTGTTCTGAAAGCGGCAGTAAGACATGTTAGCCATTTGACTCTCCTTTGCTTATGCTGTTACTTTAACAGACTTTGCCACATTGTCAACCACTTCACCTTTGATGTCAAATGAGAACTTACAAGCCTGGTCTAATGACATGCGAGTGATATAGAGATTGTCGGGATCTCCATCAGTCTCTAGATAGCGGATACGAGCACGACGGGCACGATCAAGAGTAGTATATAAACCCATCAACTCGTCAAAGTGCCCCCATCGATACCACACTCCGTATACATTTGACATAGTAGCCTCCTTTGTTTATGAGTTTACTATAGCACCTCTGCGGGCGTTGTCAATAGGACCCAATACCTCTGCGGACTTTGCGTTTAGGAGCAGCAGGTTTACGCTTGCTGATGTTTACATTCAGGAACTCTACAAGCAGGGCATCCATCATAGCATCACGCTGGGCGGGATCGTTGGTCTTGAGAACCTGGGTGAATCGGGGTGCAGCACTATCTAAGAACCTATCCATTGCCTTTGACATCGTATGCTCCTTTGTTATGCTCTTACTTTAGCACCTTTGCGGAGTATGTCAACCAAGCCCTGTTGTAGTGTTGACAATTCCTCATTGTCAACATATATGTCAGTTCGGGGATCCCAATACTGCCCTTCACGCGGATCATAGTAAAGGATTCTACCGTTGGCGTATGTAAACGGGCCCTCTAGTCCTTTGCGAGGGCCAAACCCGTGATCGATATGGGGAAGAACAGTATAGCCCATTTGATTCTCCTTAATCTATCAAGTCCCCATCACTGAACTCAATGTCTACTTCATAGTTCCAGTTCTTAGAACGTTCTTCAGGGGTAGCATCGAAGAACTGCTTCTCTGCTTTCTGGACTGCCTTCTTGGCACTCTTGGCTTCTACTTCGATAGCGTAGCGGACGATCTCTTGTATTTCTACGATGAACTTAGCCATTTGACGTTCCTTTGTTTATGCTGCTAATATAGCATCACTGTTCAGTGTGTCAACCACTTGGGGAAGTCCTGCTTCCTCACTGAGCATTTTTTGAACTATCTCGTAGGAGTCATACCCTCCCTGTTCTAGTGCTACCTCTCTAGCCCAAAAGCGAGCCTCATCTAGTGTGCGATAAACGCCCAGCATATCTGATTCACCGTATTGTAAACATCCTACGAGTATGTACAGCATCGTCAACTCCTATTGCTTATGATGCTATAATAGCACCTTAGTCCATATTGTCAACCTTGAACCAATCTTCTAAGATTTGATCTCGCCAAGCAGCCATATTCTCTAAGCCCACGTGTTCTTCCACATAATGATTAATATCTTCGTGGGGGAATTTAGAAAGATCCCATAGTGCTTGTTTGAGAGCATGTACGGCACTCTCGGCTCTGGAGAAAGTCATCTCCAGACTTTCATGTGCTTCTTGCATTTGATTATTGATTGACATAATACCTCCTACTTCAGACATGTAACAATAGCATAGTCTTGCCAACGGTCTTTGAATGACTTCTTCAAGTCCGCTAGTTTAAGTATAGTACGCAATGAGAGCTCTCTGAGTTGCTTCTTGTTTGAGTCGACGAATTCTAGTATCTCGTCAACTTCTTCTTGTTCGAAGTTATAGTCGCGTAGCATACCGTCTTCGACAATCTGTTTGATACGTAGTATCTTATCGCGCTCACTGTCAATAGTGAGATCAACATAATGACTTCTGGATTCAAGAGCATCGAGGTGATCCTTCAGTTTCTTCGATTTGACATGATCGAATTTGATGTTAGTGATAAAGATAGCACTCGCTTTAAACTCAAAGCGATTTGGAATACCTTCACGTTCAAGCAAGCGACTATCGGTATTCCAACTAATGTAACGACGCTTGCTGGAGTCTAGAGCAGCCTTGAGAATGTTTAGTGATAAGTCATCTAAGAGTACGCTATCGCAGTCGTCGAACACGATAACATTACCTGCTTCACTGTACTCGTATAGTTTAGCGTACAAGCCCAAAGCACTCATCGCACCTTTAACAATCTCGTACTTAGGCTTCTTGTTACCGATGGTGTTGAATAGGTCTGATTTAGCCAATTGGGCTTCGACACCAAAGGACTTACCGACGCCCGGTGGTCCACTAACGATAACAGCCCGTACATTACCTTCTTTGGCAGCCTGTGTGATATCGGATAAGATTTTAAACCTTCTGCGGAGTCGTTCCTTAATCTCACTGTCAGTCTCCGTTGCTATATGCTTCTCTATATGATCGCTAATGTTGCCGTTTGATATCGAGTACGTACCGGTTGCTTGGGATACGCGGATGCGAATGTTGCGATCAGGGAAGCCGCGAACAGCACGAGCATCAACCGTGACATAATAGCCCTTGTCATCTTCTTTAGTCTCCTCTACGAGTGGAAACACCATACCAGCGACACTCTGAGGCTCACCTTTGATATTATATGTGCCCTCAGAGAACTTAATGAGAATGGACATTCGTCTTATCCTTCTTACGGTTGTATACTTTTTTGGATTTAACAATACGCTTGCGAAAGAGCGGGTTGCTCAACGCAGCAGCATAAGGGTTATACTTACTCATCGCTCTCTCCTTATGCTGCTACTATAGCACCTATACTCTATGCGTCAACCCCCATGTGAAGTCTATCGCGAACTTCTTGTTCAGCCGCCCAATCCTCGAGCAATTTGGTAGCAGACTTAACCTGAGCAGCAACAGTAGGATGAGTCTCGATCAATCCCTTAAGGAATGACTCATAGAAGCCCGCTTGATAGTCAAACCCTGTGTGGGTAAGTTGGCTAGAACGACGGTTAACAGCGTCTTGAAAGCGCTCAAAAACGGATACTTCTGACATGCTCTGCTCCTTTGTTTATACCTTATAATAGCATAATGTTAGGGCTTGTCAACCTATCGGCAGTATTGTCTACGAACCCAGCCATAGCGTTCGTCCCATCCACGACTATTAGTGCATCGATATGGTCGAGCAACCTCGACTTGTTCTTGTATAGCAACAGGCGGAGCCATGACTGCTGGGGGTGGAGGGGGAGGTGCTGCCATAGCACGAGAAGCAATAGCGCCTCCGATCATACCCCCGATGAGCCCCATTCCCATTTCCATGCCATAACCGCCATAGCCCCACATAGGGCTTGATCCCCAAAACTGAGCATGAGCAGGTGTTGCTGCTAGGGCAACAGCAACGACCGTTGTGGCTAAGACTTTACGCATAGTCTTGTTCCTCATTGTAGAAGTATTGACGATCAAACCATTGGACTACATCTTCTTCAGTCCACATATGGGAGGATGGTAAGCAATGATACTTCTCACGATATGCTTCCCTGAATACTTCCCAGAGTGCTTCGTTTACAATAGCACATACTTCGTTTTTTGGTATTCCCATCGTGTCCTCCTATAATACATATTAGCATCTAATTGGACTGTGTCAACCAATGGTATCCGCGGCCGGACTCGAACCGGCACGAACAAGTCGAGGGATTTTAAGTCCCTTGTGTCTACCAATTCCACCACGCGGACATGGTGCCCCCACTCAGACTTGAACTGAGAACCTGCGGTTTATGAGACCGATGCTCTAACCGATTGAGCTATGAGGACTATTCAGCAGCATACTTCTCTATGATTGCAATAGCTTGATCGATATGTTCCATGGCTTTAGTTAAAGCATCTTCGTTGCCTTCTAAACCTTCAATAATCTCGAAAGCATTATTGAGCATA